TTAGTAAAAGTAAGTACTACCTTTACGTTTAGTATACTGTACCGGTATTTCTTGAATGTCGCCCCATTTAAAGTGCACTTCAGTTGGAGAGCCAGGGATGATTTTTTGTATCAGCAATTCAACAGATACTCGCTGTTTATCTGCTGGTAGACTTGATAATGCATCATCTGCAAGAGTTTCTAAGACATCATCATAATCACCATATGCTTTTTTTGTAGGTAGAGGAACTTTTTCTAAGAGTTCATAAATTTCTTTTTGTCGATTCTCATACCTATTCATGAGCGCAGAGAATTGCTCTTCATTTAATTTGCTGTTAAGGTAATAGTCATCAAATACTTTCTGTTTTGCCGCATCAAGTATTTGATATTCTTGCTGCAATTTTGCTAGAGAACTGCTTTTGGAATTGTTCTCACTGTCCTCTTTGTCAGTTAGAGCTGACATTACTTGATGCGGGGAAAAATGCTGTTTAGCTTTATCTGTGAGTAATTTAAGAACTGCCTGATCTAATGATTGTAAATCAAAGCTTGGACAGGCACACTTGCCGGTGGTGTTCTTCCTACTACAGATATACCGTCTAGTTTCTAGCCCGTGGCTAACTCGGCGAGCATGCATTTTTGACCCGCACAAGGGACAGCGCAAGATCGATGACAAAAGTTGCCTATCATGTTGACCTTTCCAAACAGTTCCTTTAGCAAAACGCATATTTTGAATGAATTGAAAGTCAGACCATTCAATCAAGCGGTCGCAGTCTTTAAGGGGATAATGCTCGCCCTCCCAATGTTGCATGGCAGCATAAGTACTATTAGATAATACATACCTTACTCGACGTACTGACCACTCTACACCAGATGCCATTTTAAAGCCTTTATCATTTAACCAGTTGGCTATAATAAAAGGACCCTTACCGTCTAAAGCTAATGTGAATATTTCCCGAATAATACTGGCAGCTGGTTCATCAACTACAAAATGATCGCCTTCTTTTTTTAAACCGTAAGGAGGAGGTCCACCGTTCCAACGCCCATTTTCTGCGTTGGTTTTTTTGTTTTGCATAGTAACTTGCCTAAGGTTATCACTATAGTATTCATTGAAATCCACCAAAACGCCAGCAACAAGACGACCTGCGGGAGAATCGAAATCAAGTGATTCAGATGCAGAACATAGATCAACTCCGAAAGAGCGAATAATGTTATGAATTTTTGAGAAATCTTGTTTTAGTCTAGTCACTCGAGACAAATGATATACAACAAATTTCTTGACTCGGCTATTAGGAGTATTTATATGATCTAAAGCAGACATCATTCCAGGTCGTTTAGTATAAGGCAAACTAAATCCAGAATAATCAATATCTTTGTACACAGCCACTAGCTTAAATCCATTATAAGCACAGAACTCTTGAATTTTTTTCAACTGAGTCTGTTCAGAAATATCCACCTTATCATTTCTTTCCTCACTCTGACGAATGTAACCAATAGCTTCAATTTCCTCATTCATTTATTTTCTCACCCCCCTTCAGGTAAGAACGATCAATATTTTCTTCTAACTTCAATCAATCTTCCAATTACAGATACTTCTTCTGATTTAATGATGTCCGGCTGAGATTTGCTATTTGAGTAACTGATCACGCAAATATCCTCCTGACATTTTATTCTACATAAAATAGCTTCCTGTCCGTTGATTGATACAACTGCAATAGAACTTGGATCAACTTGTTTGGTTCGTACTGCAATAGCAACATCTCCTGTAGAAATAAAGTCACCTATCATCAAGTCGTTATTTACTTTGAGTGCGAAAACTTCACGGTTCGCAATATCAGATTTATGTATGTATTCGCACTCATTTGTATTTGCTGTAGCAGAATTGATGACAGGAACTTTGATCATATCTAGAGAAGCGGAGTTGTATTCAGCTTGAAGTTCGCGAAGCTGAGTAAGTCGTTCCATTTTTTCGCGGATTTCATAAGGAGATTTTTGAATAGCAGCAGCCATGAGGAGCTTTTCAGGGTCCCCTCCAGTAACTTTAGCTAAAGCTCTATTCATCTCGTCACTACCAGGATTACCAGTTTTGCCGTTCTGGAGCTGCGAGATGTACCCCTTACTCACCGAAATACCTTCTTCAGACAATTCCTCAGATATTTTGGAAAGGGACTTTCCCGATCCAGCTATGTATGAACGTAACAATGCAAAGTAATCCAAATAAGACACTCCTCTTTTTTTAACTTCAATATAGCGGTGCTTTCTGTTTACATTCTACTAAACGTTTCAGTAAAAAGTCAACAATTATTGTTCGTTAAGTATTGACTGAAACGAAAATTACGTTTACTATCTACTTAACGATTCGTTTACTTTTTAGTAAACGGGAAGGGAGGAACAAATGATTGCTGCCAATCAGAGTGTGAGATATGCCAATGTGTTGACTGATGCAATTATCAAGACGGGTTATACCTATCAACAAGTCTCCGACAAGTGTAAGTCTTGTAACGTGTCGGTTTCAAAATCTTATATCAGCAAACTAGCATCTGGTAATCTGTCGCCTGCTTCTGATGATGTAAATAAAGTGTTGGTTGAAGTGCTTGGTCCTAAAAGCGGTTTAACTTATGAGGATTTAACCATTGCAAAATACAAAGAGATTATCCCTTTAGAGATTTTAGAAATGCTGAAACGGGCTTGAGAGGGGGACTAGGATGCGATCAAAAGAACAAGTTGTTAAAGACATGAACAAGCAGGGAGTTACTCCAGAAACGATTCAAAAGGAAATTGCAGCCTTAGAAGCTGAGATTTACTCATTTTTTATAAAAGGAGGTCTGCAGCGTGAAGATAGAACGCAAGCTAGAACCTTATGAACAGCAATTTTTAATGCTGTTCTGTGAAGGCATAAGACTGGCGCATCAAAAACGCCAATTCGATAAAGAGGCGAAGACTAATTCTAAAACTGGATAATGAGTCTTCACAAAATTTTTGGAGGAGATACACCATGAACCCAACAGTAGGACGCATCGTGCATTATCACTCAGCAAGTGGTGATCGCCCAGCGATCGTCACACAGGTCAACCAGTCCGGCACGATCATCTTAACGGTGTTTTACACCCATGAAACTCGCGCCGGTTTGGAATGCCGCGAAGGCGAGGATGTAGGCTGCTGGAGCTGGCCGCCGCGAGCATAAATGAGGAGGGATGATGCATGCACAAATCGATTGACAAGCAAGCAGCCAGTGAGCTGCTGCTGGAGCAAATAGGCAACAGTGTGTCGTTACAAGTAAAGCATATGGGTACGATCTTTGCGCGCAGCACCGGCAAACTCACGGACGTGCGCTTTGATGATGGATTGGTCGCGCTGGAGATTGACCGTACAACCATTTATATTGCCGCTGACGCATATGGCATCGTCCACAGAGGATGCTTGCCGCGCTCGTTTTTACAACTCAACGACAAAGTAAGCCGTATTGTTTGCGAGCTTACACCGTTGCAGCAGGCGCTGAGAGGAGTAGTCGGTGGACAAGTCAATCAGTAAGCAGGGGGCAATCACACTACTGCAAACCCACTTGGACGACCGGATTAGCATCAAAGTAAGTCGTGCTGGCGTAACCTTTGCCTGCGCCAACGGGGTGCTGACTGGCACCGATGTGAGCGATCACACGGTGACAATCGAGATTGAGCGCGTAGGTATTCGAGTATATGCAAATGCATATCAGATTACCAGCGATGGAGTAGACGGAAGAGAACGCTTACAGTTCATTGATACGCACACATCAATCATATGCGACATTGCGGTATTGACTCCAAAATTAAGAACGGATGTGATTACATGAATCAACTGGTATATATCGAAAACAACAAGCCTGTAACAGACAGCTTGCAGGTAGCGCTCACATTCGGCAAACGGCATGCGGACGAACTGCGTAGTATTGAACACTCTGGATTTAGTGCCGAGTTCACTGAACGCAATTTTGCGCTGAGTAATTACCGTGATAGCACGGGTCGCCGTCTCCCGAAATACATTATTAGCCAAGACGGATTCTCTATGTTGGCAATGGGCTATACTGGCGCCGCCGCTGTTCGCTTTAAGGAGATGTACATCGCGGAGTTCAACCGAATGGCTGCCAAGTTAAACGGAAACTCTTCTGGCGTGCAGGCGTTGCTACAGGCGACTCAGAACTTGATCGACACCCAAATGGTCATGGCAGAGCGTATGGACGCTGTAGAAAGCAAGGTGGACGCTCAGATCACACTCAATAGCGGACAGCAGAGGGCGCTGCAACAAGCAATCAACAAAAAGGTATGCAGTATCGAACCAATCAGCTCGGAACGCAGGGACTTGTTCCGACAAATTCACAAGGAAGTCAAGGATCGTTGGCAGGTGGCGAGTTACAAAGACGTGCTGCGCCATGAACTGGAGGGTGTTTTGGAATACGTTAAGGCATGGGTACCGGTGCGGAGGATCGAGCTATGACCTACGAGCATCTGGCACGTCTGTGGTTTAACCATCCACTTCAACACGCAATCATCTGCCGGAACATGAAAAAGGTCGCACGCTGGAACGTGCGACCTGATCGGACGGTTAACAAATAAACTACTGAAAATTTAACACGGATCGGAGTCACAGTCAATGTTGATATATGTGATTGTTGGCAATGCAGCTATTTTATGCGGAGCAGCCTGTGTGCTGTATTGGCATCTGGCTAAGGCTTGTAAATAGAAAAGGGGTGCGGTATGCGAGTGTTGCTTTTACGGGATACCCAGTACGCTAACAGAGTTGTAACTGGTAAGGTCGGCGTTTTTATTCGCCACTTAGGGGATGGGATCATTAAGTTTCCAGCTGGCACAATGGCAGAAGTGAACAACGACGGATTCTTGGTAATCGGCGGAGATGTTACTCCATATCGCTTACCAACGGATAAACCCAGATCGTGGGTTGAACTAATTACGCGTGATGAAGCGGACGAAGAACAGCGTTCACTTCACATTGATTTGAACAACTCTTTCGACTACTGCAAGTCGCTAGAGGATCGGGCTAGGGATGCAGAGTATGAAGCACGTGAATGCCGTTCTGAGCTTGAGCAACTGTATTCAGACCTGCTTGGTACACAGGCAAGCATCATACGCATTACAAGCCGTATCACGGCTATGGGGGTGATGCGTAGTGAACGAATGGAGACCCGTACCGAAGCCAGTCCACAAGCGAGTGAAAAAGACTGCCAAGCAGCGGGGCCAGATCATGGCTGAGGTCTACGCTGACGCTCTGGATCGCAGCCAAGGATATTGCGAGCGCTGCGGTAGCCCACAATGGCTTGAATGTGCCCACCTGGTACGGCGCTGGAAGCTCGATGAAACGACAGTTAACGATGTTGCTATGCTCTGCGGACCATCGGTCAACACAGGCACCTGTCATAACTGGGTGGATTACACTGCTGAGGGGCGCAAATGGGCAGAAGGCTTGCGTAATGAGTTTTGGCAACGAGAACGTGAAAGGATGATTACGGATGGCTGAGAAGCGGATGTTAAGCAAAGTTATATCCGTTTCGGAAAAGGTGAACATGCTGCCGGATATTTTCAGCATGCTACTATTCACCTGGATGATTCCGCATGCGGACGATTATGGCCGATTAGCCGGATCTCCGGCTAAAGTGAAGGCACTGGTGGTGCCTATGCTGGAGAAATCAATTCGGGATGTTGAGCAGGCGATACGCCAACTTGAAGAACAAGGAATCATTATTTGGTATGAGGTGGCCGGTGAAAAGGTTATTGAAATTATCGACTTTGCCCGGCATCAAGAAGGCTTAAAAAGCAAACGCAAGTCCAAATTCAACTCGCCTAACAGTCAAATAACGTTAAATAACAGTTATTTATCTGCAAGTGAAAGTGATATTGAGGAAATACTTGTTGACCTGATACAAAATGACGGTTTTATCGAGGGTGATAACATCACTTCGGTGGAACGACAGTTGAGGATTGATAATTCGTATTTGGACATTGTAGCGACAGGGCTATACCGTCGTTACTTATTCGAAATAAAGAGGCAGCGCCTATCGAATGCATCGATTGAACAAATATTAAAATACCGGGGCATGCTAAAAGGAACAGAAGTTGTTTGTACGCTGATCGGTAATGGTTTGGCTTCGAACTTCGATTTGCAGCGTTGTCGCGACGAAAAAATAAACGTCGCTGTGTACGATGATTCACTCAACATGGAATACCCTCTGTTATTTAACGTTAAGTACCGTCATTTACAGTTACTTGCTAATAGAACTGAACTGAAGGGAACTGAACAGAACTTAACAGAAGAGAAAAGAACGGAACAGGAAGATAAAATAACCGGCAGCGCCTATCGTCTTTTTGAAGAAGAGGGATTCGGGACACTCAGCTCCATCATTTCGGATCAGATCGATGACATGGTGAAAACCTACGGAATCCGTTGGTACCAGGAAGCTATGAAGGTATCAGTCGTTGCAGGTAAGCGCTCATTGAATTACGTGAACGGAATTTTGAAAAGCTGGAAGTCGTCTGGTATTGACGATCCTTGGAAGGAGGAAAAGCGGAATGAAGAGTTTAAAGGACGAACTCAAGGGATTCGATCTGGAAGCAATCCGGCGGCGGGCGGAAGCCAAGGCGAATACGCCAAGCTCGACGAGCAACAGCAATGGAAGCCCCGCCGAACTGCCGCGACATGACCGAGGATGCGAAGAGTGCAACTACGAAGGTGGCAAGCTGGTCGAGCGCCTGCGGGAAGGGAGCAATCCACCAGTTAAGGATTGGGTTTGGAAAGAATGTAGCTGTCGACGGGATCACATTAGCCGGATCATGAGTAGCAGTCACATCACGGAAGAGTTCCAACGCAAATCCTTTGACAATTTCGATTGCGACGGGCGCCCAGGGATCGTTACAAACGCATACGAATGCGCCAAAGGATACGCTGAGGACTTCCCAGACATTCGAAACACACCGCAGAACAGCCTAGCATTGCTTGGGCGATCAGGCTGCGGGAAGACGCATCTGACAATAGCAGCATCCAATCAGCTACTGTCACGCGGGGTAGCAGTCGTCTACTTTCCTTGGGTAGAAGGATTCAACGAGTTAAAGAATGATCTATCTCAGCTCGATCAAAGAATCCGGCGATTGCAGCAGGCGGAAGTGTTGTTCATTGATGATATGTTCAAAGGTCGTGCTGAACCGACGGCATTCCAACTGGAGCAACTGTTCGCCATCGTGAACGATCGATACCTGAACAAGCGCCCGATGATTGTCAGCTCAGAACAAACGATTGCCCAGATGTGCGAGTATGACGAAGCGATTGCCAGCCGGATCAATGAAATGTGTCGGGATTACAAAGTCACATTGACTGGTGGACTGGAACTCAACTATAGGCTGCTGACATGATAGATGATTTCGAACTCTACAATCAGGATTGGGACGAATTCATACGGAAAGGACGTGAATCCTATGAGCTTGAAGCAACCGAACAAATGGGATGTGTACGAGTACATGAAGAATCGATTCATGAACACGGGCGACATACCCAGCCGCCAAGAAGTATGTACGCAACTGACTGGCGTTGACCCATCGGAAGCGGACGAGGGAATCATTCACTTTTACGAGATTGTCAAAGGGTGGCCAGCTCATGCGTGATCCGATATTCCAGCAACGGAACTTTTTCACAGTCGCCGACGATAACGGGCAGGAGCTGGGCAGGGTGTATGTGCTAGATCGTGAGCACCTGCCACACCACTCGTCCAACCGGAAGAAAAAGGAACGCATGAAGGCACAGCATCTTCCGCGCAGGAAACGTAAAAACTGATTTTAAATCATATAACAACGAATTGGAGCGATTAAATATGGACTTGAACAAATTGGTAAATAACGCTATGGCAGAAATTCAGGAATCCGGATTTGTAGAACAGGTGGTAAAAAAGCAACTGGAAAGCACGATCTCATCAATCATCAGCGATCTGTTCCGATCCTATGGCACTTTTGGTGAAACGCTGAAAAAGCAAATTGAAGAACAGTTAAATATCGATTTTGGAAATTTGAACATCGCAGGCTATAACCAGCTCGTTTTGAACGCTGTAAAAGAGAAGTTGGATGAAGCTATCCACATTGAAGGCGTTCAAAAAATTAAAGAAGCAATGGACAAAATGCTGGGCGATCCAGTTAAGGAAATCAAACTTTCTGAACTGGTAGAGGTCATGAAGGAAGAAAAAACTGGGTGGGGTAATACGGATCATGATGACGAAGTGACTGTTGATATTGATAACAGAAGCACTCTCAGTTTTATCGGATTGGATGAAGAAGAAGGCAAGGAACGCTTTGAATGCAAATACAGATTTTCCGTTTGTGAAGATGGGTCTATCAATACAATGCAGATCGATGGCAAAGAATTTAATAACAAAATCATCATGGGCGGCCTTCGTGGATTTGAGAAAACTTTGTTCAAAATGTATGCATCCGGCACAAAAATCATCGTTGATGAAGATGACGTAAACACTTACTACTCTGACAGAGAATATTAATAAAAGGACTGGAGTGATTGGATATGAAAGAAGCAAGCATTATCAAGGTCGGTATCGGTGAAGGATTAAGCAAATATCTCTATACGTCAGCTACAGTAGCGGAAGTGTCCATCGAGGCAGACAAGTTACTGCAAAATTCATCCGATCCTGAACAGACTGTTAGTGGTCACTTGTCAGTATTAGATTCGGAGCTTGATTCGCTTTACCTAGCAATCAGTTGTGGCGAGTCGGTAGAAGTAATCCGTGAAGAGTGTACAGCAGCAATCGCACGACTTGTACAGATTTATCAGAAAGCAGGTGATCGGGACGGAGGTGCAAAATGACACCGCCGATTCCACGCCGCAATGAACCCGGATCACCGCCAGGTGAAGTATCAACTTCAAAATGGACGCCAGAGCAAATCGCGGAACATTTGTCTGGTAGTGAAGCGAAGATGAAGAAAGCTGAAAATAAAGGCACTTATGTACTGGTTGATGATGGCAGTCGCAATAAAAAACCAAAAGTCACCCCTGACATGGCAGAATACCTGAAGCTGCGTGCACAAGGCTATAGCCGCGCTTATATCGCAATTGAATGGGGATTGAAGGAAACGAACTTAACAGCCTACTGGATCCGAAAATGGGGGATAGGCACGAAAGAGCTTGAGCATGCCGCAATTAAGAAGTACAAGGAATCCAAAGGACAAGCGGAGCAAACGCCATCTGTAAACGTGGAGTCACCGCCTGCAGCTTCAGACAAGTCAGCATCATCGGATGAAATCGAATGGTTTATACCAGGAGCTAAACCAGTGGCTGCATGTGTAGGGATCATACGCGATGGACTATCAATATCTCGTACAGCACTGAAGTTAATCAGCGATGTAAAACCTGATCATATGAGTGTAGGTTTGTGTGCTGATGGTTTGATTCTGAAATTATCGCCAGCTGGCATGAAATTAGCTACAGGGAAAGCAGGCGGTGCGCAGATCAATAGCAGAGCTTTAGCTCGTTGGATTGAATCTAAAAAGATCAAAGCCCAGCGATACGAAGCATTACGGCATGCACCAGGCGAACTGTTAATTAAGGTGGAGTATGAATAATACGTTTTATACTCACTTCACCCGAGAGCATGCAGAAAGAGCGCTACCAGACTTGCGCGAAATTCTCCAAGGCGACCGAAAGCATGTCAATCTGCTTAAAAGACAAATTGAGGACATCCAAGACAAGTTCCTCAAACGCCGCAAACAGACTTATACAGAGAATGATCTGGAGTATTTCCAAATTATTTTAAATGAATCGCTATTACCAAGCCTGAAGAATCTCGAACAGGCAGTCTATGAAGTTCAGTTAATGGCAAATGGATATACATGGGAGCAAGTTGTCGCGCAGCGTGAAAAAACTCCAGAAGATGAACCAGAACTTACTCTATTTTGAAAGGATGATCTGCATGGAATGGATCAAATACCAATGTGAAGAATGCAACCGGCGTTTTTCTGTAGAGGAAGAACCGTCGGATCGGCTCGATGAACCTGGGTGTCCTGAGTGTGGTGTAACAAATTGTATAGAGCTGGAGGACTGAATATGCAAGAAATCATCGTAGACAATTTTGCAGGTGGGGGCGGCGCCAGTACCGGTATCGAGCTTGCCACCGGACGAAGCGTAGATATAGCAATTAACCATGACCCAGCAGCGATCGCAATGCATCGGGCTAACCACCCTGATACGGAGCATTACTGCGAGTCGGTTTGGGATATAGATCCACGGGAAGTTGTGAAGGGACGACCGGTTGGACTGGTCTGGCTCAGTCCAGACTGCAAGCACTTTAGCAAAGCTAAGGGTGGTAAGCCTGTTGAAAAAGGCATTCGCGGTCTGGCGTGGGTAGCTATTCGTTGGGCGGCTACCGTTAAGCCAAGAGTGATCATGCTAGAGAATGTAGAGGAGTTCAAGACGTGGGGGCCGTTGATGAAAGACGGATACCCTGACCCGGCACAGAAAGGTCGCACGTTCAATTCATTCGTCAATGCATTGAAAAGACAGGGTTATGAAGTACAAACCAAGGAGCTTCGCGCCTGCGATTATGGCGCACCGACAATTCGCAAACGCCTGTTCATGGTAGCTAGGTGTGACAACCAACCGATCACATGGCCAGAGCCGACGCACGGTGCGCCCGATAGTCCAGAAGTGTTATCAGGCAAGCTCCAGCCGTGGCGTACAGCAGCAGAGATTATCGACTGGGATATCCCAGCGCCGAGCATATTTGAACGGAAACGGCCATTGGCTGAAAACACGCTACGCCGGATTGCACGGGGTATTCAGCGCTTCGTAGTGGATAGTCCGAATCCTTTTGTGATGCGAGTCAATTTCAGTGGTTCCAATCATCATTATTGTGATTCGATAGACGAACCACTTAAAACCATCACATCTAAAAATGGATGGGGAATCGTAACGCCGTATATTGCTCGGATTGGACAGACAGGATTTGGCGGCGACAGGCTACAGTACAAGGCGACTGATCCACTTACAACTATCACGACCAAAGCTGAGCATATGCTTATCACACCTGTACTGGGAGTCAATACAAGTGGTCATCCAGGTGGCTCGGTAGACGATCCGTTAAAGACAGTAACGACTGGCGGTCATCACATGTTAATTGCGCCTATGTTGACTCAGTACCATACAGAGACAGATTCAAACTCAGTTAGAGGTCAAACGGTCGACCAACCAATACTGACACTTGATACATCTAATCGTTACGGCTTAGTCGCTGCTTTTCTGGCAAAACATTACGGAGGCAATTACACCGGTGCAGGCACGGAGCTGACTGATCCGCTCAGTACGGTTACCACAGTTGATCATAATGCATTGGTCACAAGCCATCTCGTTAAGCTACGCGGAACCTGCGCGGATGGGCAGCCAGTGACAGACCCGATGCCAACTATTACAGCAGGCGGCTTACATGTTGGTGAGGTGAGAGCCTTCCTGCTCAAGTACTATGGCAGCGCGGATAATGGACAACAGCTCAACGAACCGCTGCACACCGTCACTACAAAAGACCGGTTCGGATTGGTAACAGTTGAGGGTGTTGATTACCAGATCGTTGATATCGGTATGCGTATGCTGGAGCCGCATGAATTATTCGCGGCGCAAGGCTTCCCTGCCAACTACATCATTGACATGGATGCAGATGGGAAGCGTTACGCAAAGAGTGCGCAGGTCGCTCGTTGCGGAAATGCCGTACCGCCGCCATTTGCACAGGCATTGGTACGCGCGAATCTGCCAGAGCTATGTACCGGATCGGGCAATCAGTTAACGGTGGAGCGATACAAGGAAGCAGTTGGACAGGTGGAATTTAGTATCTAGTACACGAAAAATTAAAAACCTGATAAATTCACAAAAATGAATAATAAAGGGCTGGAACAAAGATGCACAAAGTCCCAGCCCATCATTTAGCGGTATTCCGCATAAAGGAGAGATAGACATGAACCATGTAGCGAAGAAGCCGCTCAAAGCGTACCGTGTATTCCAGTGTTCGCCCTGGGGTCATGGAGACGAAGTGAAGTATTATCAATGTCCCATCCAAGCTGAAAAAGACTTCTGGGAACGCATGAGAAAAGGCATAACCAGTAAAAACCTTCCCACTGTCGAAGATGTTTGTGACGACAAGGTAAAACCGTGGTCAGTTAAATTTAATAGTTCATCCTTATTTAGCGGAGTTTGCAAGGCGGTGGGCGTTATCCATTATTGGGATAGATGTAGCTATGAATACGACGAATGGGACATCAATTGTTATGAAATAGTAATTGATGAAATATCCATCGCTTAATCAATCACATACAGGCTGGGCATTCCCAGCCTATGGAGGGATAACATGAAGATCGGAACAATCAGCAGTAGCGAGTCGGAAAAGTGCATCGTATGTGGTCGTCAAACGGCTGATCGCAAAGTGTATCACCAGTCCGGCATACAAGTAGTCATACCAGCCTGCCACATCGCTCGTGACTGCTTCGACAAAGCGGATGTTAAGCGTATGTTGGCGGATATTAGGTATTTAAAAAATGAAGCTGAATACCAACGTATCCGTGCTGAAGCAGCAGAGCAAGAACGGGATAAGCTGCTGGCTATCGTGCAAGGAGTCTACGGAGCGGCACTCAATGACGTAAACAGATGGGAAGGCGGTATGACAGTAGGTACACCAGTATTTCAAGATCGAGTGTTCGTAAAACATCTGGTGAGAGACTTACAACCGTTCATCTTCGCAGAAGGGAGCAAACCAGATGGGGAATGACATCCATCGACTCAAGTTGGTACAGCCGTATTTTGATGAGGTAGTCTCCGGAGCTAAGACCTTTGAAGTCCGGGTAAACGATCGGGATTACAAAGTCGGGGACGTTTTGGATCTGTTGGAATACGATCCAGAAACTACGTGGCTGACAGATCGCTCCATACGAGTACGTGTAACCTATATCCTTGATAATCCGCGGTATGTACTGCCCGGCATGGTGATTATGGCAATCGAACTTGAAGGTGGTGCTACAGATGCGCCAGAGTGAGTACCCTGCAATGCGCCAACAGTTCTTTCGCCGCTCTTTAGATGGAGCCGCTATGGTCGCTGAAGGTGTGCTATTCGCTCAATACAAAGGACACAACGTCTTTCTGGATGATAGAGGTAATCTCACACATGCACGTAGCGGATATCGTCTAAAGATCGATCCAGCAAAAGGCGCAGTACATGTAGAGCAATATGTAGCTGACAACATGGATAAAATCATTGCACGTATGAAGCGCATGCCTAGATTAAACTGGCGCAGACCATGGCCTACACCAAAGTTAGGAGGTAGTAATACATGATTACACGTAAACAACAAGCAGAGGCTGCGGCAGCCTTCAACGAGTCTCAAATGGCTAGGATGCGTGAACGCACACTTGGAAAGCAAGAGACTGTTACAGCTCGTACAGAGTGGGTATGGACACAGGAAGCACAGCGTCGTAATCCAAGCAGGCAAAAAGCTGGGGAACCTGTATGGCCGCAATGGCGTACCGTGATCCCGAAATTTAACGTTGATCAGGGATTAGTAGTTGATAAGTCGGAATTCGGAGATACTAAAGAAGGCCAAGCGGATCTATTCGAGTATTTGTAAAAGAAAGGGAGAAGGCGATGGAGCAAATGCAGTGGCTACCCGAAGCGAACCCAGATGAATACCTTGCAGCTCGATCGCTGCTACGGCGGTATAAATATATGAAAAAAGCTGTTACGGGCCTACAGCAAATGGGAACATTAACATTAAAACAGCAATGCAAACTCCGGGAGTACGCAGACAAGGTAGCCAACATGGAACTGGCCGTATCGCTGATCCTAGACCCAGAGGTTCGCGATATTACAGATCACGTATTTTTACAGGGGAACAATAGACAAACAGCCATCTATAAGCTAAGATGGCACACAGAGCGCACAGTAGACCGGAGAATAAGGCGTGGTGTTATATCGGTTGCTAACACACTCAAGGACTGGGGGATCATATGAGCTTACCAGAGATTATTATAGTCTCGTCCGTCTGGATCGCTGGTATCATCTTAATCATTGGAGCGTTCATACTATTTAAGTAATTGGTGTCTGTATATTGTCTGTAAGAGGACGGCACAGCGTCTGTATAATGGGGCTACACTATCACTATAGGAACTGATGTTCCGGGTGAAGGTGTAGCCCCTTACCACTACACTACTCAGACACGATGAATGACCGAGCTTCCGGCAGATGATATGTACAAATGTCATGGCGGACTCATAGCGTAACTGGTCTAAGCGCGGCGCTATTATGAGGCCAATGACGCGGCGTTGTGTGCGTGGGGAAGTGAGGTAAGATCACTCACATGTATACCAATTAACCCGCCAAGCTGGGCGGTATAAAAATGCAGTAGATATGATGAGAAGGCGTGTCGCTTCGGCGGTGCGCCTTTTTTTTGTGTGCCTGCATCAAGATACGATGCAGGCTTACATACCATAGAAAGGAGGGATATATCATGGCAATTGCATATCTGGATAAAGAACATGTATTGCATGTAATTGATGACAAAAATGCTGCGGCGCGTGAAGCGTCAGGCAAACTGGCAGAAACGGATATTGATCATCTGGGCGGCTATCCAGTAGTGGACGGCAAAGATGTGATCTATTACGCAGATACCAATAAAGCGTATGTCGACGGTAATAAATCAGACGGCAAAGAAATTTCGATACCGGACGCGATCCGTGCACTGCTGGATCAGCTCAAGTAATTACAAATAACACTTTTCGACTGACCGGTACGCCGGTCTTTTATGATGATGGTAGCCAAATTGGTAAGGCGGCCCTAAACGGGTGCTTGTTGGTTCGAGTCCAACCCATTGTCAACTGCGCGCAACAACAATATTTACGCAACATTAGAGTAAGCTACAGCAGTTATGCAGACGTGTGTGCTGCTGTGCATCTATATCTGTCTGTATAGCTCAGCTCGGTAGAGCAATTGCGACGGCATGGCGCGCTGGTTCGAATCCAGCTACAGGCATTTTAAACAAACTGAGAGGATGAAGAATAGGAACAATGACTTAAACTCGGTATTCCACTATATGGGTATATTGCATTATGATGGGTGAGTAGTTAAATACTTATCTGGAGGGATCCAAATGAATTTGAAGTCGAAGGTAATAACAGCGCAAAAACCAGAAGAATTAGAACAGAAATTAAATCAATTTCTCATCAATTTTCCGTCAGTAACAAGTAGAACTAATATTAATCAACACAAGATGCATGATGTTAAGTATCTATTCGTTGATGGCGTGTATACAGCAATAGTTATTTATGATTAAGTTTAGTAATTATAATTAAGTCGCTCCTAGTGGGCGGCTTTTTTATTTTAGATCGAGAGGAGAACTATTATGGAATTTGGCGAAGCAATCAAGGCATTGAAAGAAGGTGAGAAAGTAGCTCGTGAAGGCTGGAATGGTAAAGGAATGTGGATTGTGCTTATGCCAGCATTGCAATTACCACCGCATTCTACACAAGAGCCGAGTGCAAAGGTAAACGATCGCACAGCCAAACATATCGGTGTAGATACTCCTCTGGATTCGCAGCCATATATCGCTATGTGGACGGCGACGCAGCAATGGCAACCTGGTTGGTTAGCGTCACAAGCAGACATGCTGGCAGATGATTGGGTGACCGTATAATAAATCTAATTTGATTAGGGGGCGAGAGGAATGCCAAGCGCGAATATCGCAGGTCACATGTATAACATTAACGAATCCGGTATCGTAATCACTAAACAGGAAAGTGTATGTAAATTTATCTCGTGGCGCCGGATTGACTGTGTAGATTATACAGAAGAAGCGGTCTTATTCGCTAAATTGCTTCGTAATCATATAAAGAAATAATTGTTTAAGTAAATAGATTTAACGAGATATACATCATTGACTAGGGCGTATGTGCGCGCCAAACAGATTATAGTAACTCTTACATCGGTGACGGTGGGCGGTACGTTTAAAGTCAGTTGGGTGAAACTGAACTACCGATTTCTGGTATCCGAATTGATTATGAAACAGGATCAGTTGCAGACATTAATGAAATATGGGGGTTTGATTTACCTAGATCGACTCATTTTACGGCGAAAGTAACGGTTGTATCTGGTGGTAATGTATCCGTAAGAGAGGGATAGTAGTCGTGCTGAACGCAAATATTGTAGATCACATCGGTAGCAAAGTAACCGTTTGGACAAAAGACGGTAATGCTGCTGAGAATCGGCAGCTCCATACGGTAGATGAATTCGGTCTCGTGATTTCCAATCAAGATGGCAAACGTACATTTATTCCGTGGTGCCAGATCAAGTATGTCGATTATGTAGATGAAGAAAATGCACAATTCACTCTTGATGCAGCGGAAGCCGTTGCTCACGCTGAATCGCTTCGTGATTTTACAAAGAAAGAATTGTTCGAAGAACTAAAATGCAGAACGCATAGATTTAATGAGATCGTTGAAGTCGGAAAGGATTTTAATTTTTCAGTACGTTACCGAAGCAAAGATGGTCATCTCGAAGGCGGTAAGGACAATCTTTCTGGTCCGGCGACGATATTCATTCACAAACACTAGTTTTTAAAAAGATTAAGACCCCGGGGGTGGTGATCATGTAGTGGGTAGACAGAGAGACCCGAAGCGGAACGAAGCTTTTGAAATTTATCAATCCAGTAATGGTGAAATCAATTTAGTTGATATAGCATCTCGACTTGGAGTATCTGCCGGCACAGTGCGCGGATGGAAGGCGAAGGACAACTGGGAGGACAGATTGAATAGTTCTCCTGCTTTGAATTCAAAGAAACGTAATGCCAAAGCGAATATGGAACGTTCCAAAAATACGGAGCGCTCCAAAAAGAAACAGAGCGTTCCTGAAAGGCGGAAGCCGCCGCCTATATCAGAACCTGAGTATGAGCCACCTGATATGCCGGATGAAAGTGGTCTAACAACGAAGCAACGTATGTTTATTTTAGAATATTTACGGGATTTTAATGCGACACGCGCAGCAATCGCTGCAGGGTACAGTAAAAAAACTGCCCATGTAACGGGCTGGGACAACTTAAGGAATCCTAAAATCAAGCAGGAAATCGATAAAGTGAAAGATGACTTGGTGGATAGTTTAGGATTAAGTGTGCAGCGTATCATCATGGAATACATGAAAATCGCATTTGCTGATATATCTGACTATGTAACATTCGGTCAAAAAGAAGTTCCTGTAATGGGGATGTTCGGTCCAGTTCAGGATGAAGATGGCAATCCAATGATGCAAGACGTCAACTATGTCGAGTTCAAAGAATCAGACGAAATCGACGGAACTGTCGTCTCTCAGGTGAAGATGGGTAAGGACGGGGCGAGTATTAAGCTCTACGATAAGCTGGCTGCTCTTAAGCAGCTTGAAAAGTATACAACTTTCCTGACCGAAACTCAGAAAATTCAACTGGAGAAAGCACGACTAGAAGTTGCTAAGCTGCGCGGTGACGATCTCACTGATGAGGATAGCGACGATGGCTTCATGGAAGCATTGGGCGGTATAGCCGCCGAGGTATGGCCGGATGAGGATTAAGCGACCAAAGTTCAACTGGCGACCCTTCAGCCATAAACAAAAGCAAATACTCACCTGGTGGAATGAGAATTCTGCCGTAAAAGACAAAGAGGGAATTATCGCAGACGGCGCAATCCGTAGCGGTAAGACTGTATCGATGTCTTTTTCTTATGTCATGTGGGCAATGGAGACGTTCAGAGGACAAAACTTCGGGATGGCTGGTAAAACGATCGGTAGCTTCCGCCGTAACGTGTTGTTCTGGCTCAAACTCATGCTGGTTAGCCGTGGATACAAAGTTAAGGATGCGCGCGCCGACAATATGGTCACTGTTACTAAAAAAGGCGTAGAGAACTATTTCTACATCTTCGGCGGTAAAGATGAGCGATCGCAGGACTTAATTCAGGGTATCACGCTGGCGGGAATGTTCTTTGATGAGGTTGCACTTATGCCTGCTTCATTCGTTAACCAGGCGACTGGTCGCTGCTCAGTGGACGGATCGAAGTTTTGGTTCAACTGCAACCCAGACGGACCGTATCATTGGTTCAAAACGGAATGGATCGATAAGGTCAAAGAAAAGCAACTGCTGCATCTTCATTTCACCATGGATGACAATTTGTCATTGTCGGAACGCATCAAAGAACGTTACCGCTCGATGTATAGTGGTGTGTTCTATAAGCGTTACATCCTGGGTTTGTGGGCGATGGCAGAAGGCGTTATATACGACATGTTTGACGAGGTTCAAAATGTCATCCAGACCGGTATGTTGCCGACCTCTTTCCCAAAATATTATGTAGGGGTCGACTACGGCCATACCAACGCAACGGTATTCCTACTATTTGGGCAACTCGACAATAAGCTGTACCTAATCAAGGAATACTATCACAGCGGTGCCGATGCATCTGGTGAAGCCCGCGCACCGAGTGATTATGCTCGTGATTTTGTCGAGTTTATTGCTGGATTTGATGTGAAAAAGATATTTATTGACCCATCTGCAAAAGGATTCATCACGGAATTGAAAAAAATGGGCGTCCGCCGGATCGAAGAAGCGGACAACGCTGTATTGCCGGGTATTGAATCTGTGGCGGTTGCCCTGAAAGAACAGCAACTCTTTGTATCTGCGCTCTGTACTGAGACGATCAAAGAGTTTTTTAGCTATATATGGGATGTAAAAGCATCGCAGCGCGGTGATGATAAGCCCATCAAACAGAATGACCACGCAATGGATGCGCTTCGTTACGTCATTTATAACCTGCTGGGCAAACCACGTCGTTCCAAATTCATTGTGTGAGGGGGTGAACATTTTTGGAGGAAACACAGGTACAACCAGCCAAGAAAGCCAAATCCGCCGTTATATTGCCTACTGCTGGTAATGGCATTGGTGGTACACGGTCCAAACCGACACTGCTGTCATTTGCCACATTGAGGAATATGTCCAAAGTACCTGCGATAGCGGCAATCATCAATACAAGACTCAATCAGGTTGCTCGGTTTGCTCGTAGACCGCGATTTGAGGGAGATATGGGGTTCCGTATTGGATTCAAGAACCCACAGCAGAAGATGAGCAAGGCGGCTCAGCAACGAGCATTCCAATTAGAGGAGTTGTTCTTGCGAACAGGCAACTGGGACAATCCGCAACGCACAGATAACTTTGATCAGTTCTTACGTAGGATCGTCCGTGATAGCTTGACTTTGGATGCGATGGCATGGGAAAACGTATTGACTCGTCGTGGGGATATTACGGATCTGTTTGCTGTGGATGCTGCTACTATCGAGCTTTTACCGATTGCTCCTGCTTCAGAGGCTTTCACGCCGCCAGATTACCAGGCAATGACCAGTTATAACGAACCTGATCCAATCGCCTTTATCCAGCGAGTAGAGGGACGTGTAGCAGCTGAATACAGTCGTAAGGAACTGGCGTACAGTATTCGCAATCCGCGTACTGATATCGAGTTCGCTGATTTTGGCATGAGTGAGCTGGAAAATCTGGTTGAGATTGTGACCGGTATTATCAACGGTGTGCGGTACAACACTTCCTATTTCTCGTACAACAGCCTGCCGCAAGGTGTGTTGGAGTTTGTCGGTAAGTATGAAGAAGAAGACTTCGAAGCATTTGAACGTCACTGGAAGGCATTGACGAGCGGTGCGCAGGGGAAATGGGCAGTACCGCTCATGGGCATGGAAGAAGGTAACGGCTTCAAGTTTACACCGTTCAAGTCCAGTAACCAGGATATGCAGTTCAATGAGTTTCTGGAGTTCCTATTCAATATCAGTTGCGCGGTATATCAGATCGATCCGAACGAAGTTGGCTTCAAGTCATGGACTAGTAGTTCCGGTATGTCGCAGTCGGATAATACGAAAGTGAAAATCGACAGTAGTATGGATAAAGGCTTTATGCCGCTAATGCACTTTTTATCTAATTCCTTCAATCAAAATATTCTGGATATTATCGCGCCGGAGTTCGCCTTCTACTGGACAGGGTTGGATGACGAGGAAGAGGAACGTAAGGCGCAGCGGCTGAAGGATGATATCGAAATGGGGATTGTTACCGTTGCTGAAGTGCGGCAACAGCGTGGCTTGCCTGTACCAGAAGATGCGGCATGGATGCGTGCGCCAGCCAACCCAGTGCTGATACAAGCCTATATGGCTTCTGTACAGCCGAATAACAGTGACAATGAGGACCCGGAAGAAGATGATCCGCAGGATATAGGAAAGGAGGAAGCCGAAGATGACGAGGAAACGGAAACGATTGAGAAATCGCTGGAAATCGTTGTTTCTTGGGCTGATTACTGATGCCAAAAGTCAACATTCAGCTACCGCCCGAACTCCGTTCCTTTTCCGATGACGATAAGCTGCAGGTGATTGAAGAAATCCGTAAGGCGCTGAATGTATCGAAGCCAAAGCCTGATGTACACGACGGACGCAGTATGTGGGAACCCTCAGATGATTCACTCATCGCTCAGCTTGAAGATGGCTTTTACATGGAGTTGGACGAAGCTGCACGGCAAGTCAATGCCGAAACGGTTGCGCTACTAGACCTGCCAGACGACCAGCTGCAGAAATCGGGCAAGATAGATCGCTTCAAAGCGTTAGTTAAAAAGTTTCGTGATAGATTTTCTGCTCTCAAGAATAAATTCAAGCGCAAAAGTGCGGCGGATATACTCCAAAAAGTAGATGATTTGTGGCGACAGCGGCTGGGCACACTAAGCCGTCTAGCAGAAAAGTATATTGTGCGTTCTACTCTGGCGGCTAGGCTTCGTATTGAAGCGGAAGATCATGATATAGAGCTACCGGATGATATCGTCGACAAGCTGCCGGTGACGATCAAGGCTGCGCAGAAAGATCCGTTCCCATTTACTTTATGGGATAAGCAGGAACAGATTGAACTCGTTACTTTATCACCGGCAGAACTATCTGCTATGGAGTATGCGGTACTGAGTGCAGCTGAAAAGATCAATCAAATATCGGATAGTCATCGGGCAGGTGTTAAAAATCTGGTGATCCAATCTATAAAGGAGCGCTGGGGAGCAGATAAACTCTCTCAAGCGCTTTTTGACGCGTACAGCACACAGAACCGCGACTGGCGTCGGGTGGCTATCACTGAGCTGGCTATGGCTACTAATGACGCTTATATCGCAGGTCTGCAAGAAGGCGATGAGGTCAAAGTACCGATCGTTCCAGGAGCCTGCAAGCACTGTCAGCGTCTGCTGGAAGGAAAGACATTCACTGTATCAGCCACACCGCATGAAGATGGCAATAAGTATGTTTGGGCAGGGAAAAGTAATATCGGGCGAACGGTAGCAAATTGGTGGGCTTGCAGTCCTCTACATCCGCATTGTCGGCATAGATGGATTAGATCATTCCATAAAGGAGGTGAGAAGAAAAATGATTAAAGGCGATTCATTCCGATTATTCGTTCCGCTTGAAAAGTCTATTGATATGGACGGAGCTGGCGACTACATCGTCGAAGGCGTCATGTCGTCGGATGATACAGACGAGCAAAACGATAGTATCACTCCTGCGGGAATGGACACTTCTTACTTCCTGGATAAGGGCTGGATCAAATGGGAGCATGGAAATACCCCGGATCAGTTCATTGGCGAGCCGCTGGACGTCCGGATCGGGGAGTTTCAACATCCAGTCACGCAAAAATCTATCAATGGTGTCTACCTTAAGGGCAAACTGTATGCCAATCGCAATTTAACCATGCAGGCAGTTGTTGCAATGGAAGATTTGCAAAAGTCTCAAAGTAGTCGTCGTGTCGGTTGGAGTATTGAAGGCGGCGTTGTAGAGCGCTGCAAACAAACCGGAAAAATTCTTAAATCTGTTTTGCGTAACGTAGTGTTGACTATGAACCCAGTCAATACTGTGACATACGCGGAACTGGTAAAATCATTTAATCAAGGAGATGAAACGTATATGACAACTAACAATCAAGATCCACAAGGGCAAGAGAGTAACGACATCACGGTCGCATTGGCTGGCTTGTCTAAGTCAATGACGCAAATTATCAAACAAAATGGCGAAACACAAGAGCTGGTGAAATCTCTTACGGCAGAAAATTCGACTCTGAAGACAGAGGTCGAGGAGCTGCGTAAGTCGCTGGATCAGCCGCAGGGTCGCAAAAGCTATACGAGTCAACGCGACCCTAAAAGCTTCACGCGTCCACAAGACGGCGACCAAAAAACACACAAAGAAATCTTGGAAGTTCTGGAAAAGTCGTTTGAAGAAGGTGAGCTGGGAGCTAACGAAGTCATTCGTTTTGAATCCGGTACTCCGCTGAGCAAACTGTCCTTGCCAGCGTCTGTAAAAGAAAAACTCGGGGTATAAGAAGGAGGATAACTAGATGGGCAATCTGCAAAACATGACAGACGGCTTTAACGGAATGACGCAGCTAGAGCTTGAAGAGCTGCAAAAGGCAATGGGTACCGGTACACCTGGTGCCGCTTATGGTGAGGGTATCTATGGTGATATGTCAGCCATCCGTCCACAATCGCTGGAAACTACCCTCCGCGTAGTAACTGCAAAAGAAGAGCATTTGGCTCTGTGGCGCCGGATCGGTAAGAAAGACGCGAATAGCACAGTCGAAGAGTTCAACGTACTGGACAGCTACGGTAACGACGGAGATCCGTTTATCGTAGAGGGTGGACGTCCACAAGAACGCAACAGTAACTATGAACGTCAGGCTTCGTTGGTCAAATTTATGGGCGTTACTCGTGGCGTGACTATGCCTATGCAATTTGCACAAACTGTAGGTGTAGGCGATGCAATGGCAGCTGAGACGAGAAACGGAACCATGTGGTTGCTGCAGCAAATCGAAAAAAGTCTGTTCTTCGGTGACAGTTCTAAAAATCCGCTTGCATTCGATGGCGTGCTGGCGCAAGTAAGAAAATTCGTTAAGGGTAAGTCGTTCGAACGCGAGCATATCATTGATATGCGCGGTCAACCGCTGACGGAATCTATTCTGGAAGATGCAGCTACTATTATTTCTGATAACTATGGCGGTGCAACGCTGGAATTGTACCTGACTAATCAGGTGCACAAAGACTTTTCCAAGCTGTTCACTGGACCAACGGGTCGCCAGCGCGTAATTGAAATTGGTAGTAACGTGCGTATGGGTCAACCTGTGCGTGGCTATGCAGCCAATTCAGCCAATATTGATTTCATTCCTGATCGATTCCTCAAGCCAGAAGGGCCGCCGAAACAAATTTCTCAGCAGGGGGCACCGGCAGTACCAGCATCGGCTACTATCGAAGCTGTAGCTGATACGGGCTCTCGTCTGGATGCAGGCACTTACTTCTATTTTGTATCAGCTAAAGGCACAAAAGGCGAATCCGCTACTGTAGCAACGGGTTCTGTCGCAACAACCGCTAAACAGAAAGTGAATATCACAATTCCGCGCGTAGTGAATGGCGATCCCTCTCTGTCTGCTACAACATACAAGATTTACCGCGGTGTAAGCAGTGATGTAGCGGCAGCTCAGTTCCTTGCGGAAGTACCGGATGCAGGTAGCGGTACAACTCAGGTACTTGTAGACAACGGTGACGATCTACCAGGCTGCGAGTATGCATTCTTGATTGATAACGATCCAGACGATGTACTGGCATTCAAAAAGCTGGCCGATCTGATGCGTGTACCACTTGGTCTGACGGATACAACCAGCAGATTCATGATCTTGCTGTTTGGTATGGCTCAGGTATATAATCCACGCCGTATTGTAGTGTTCAAAAACGTCGGCAAGTTGGGCACAAACAGCAACCGTGAACTATTTGATCCATCCTACGGAGCAGGATCGTTCGGTACATTTAAACCAGTAGCAGAATAAGAGAGATCGTTAACTCATAACGGTCTCTTTTTTATTGCCTGAAAGGAGATAATAAGACCATGAAGATCAAAAAAACGAGCGGGGAATACCCGCTCACTATTACTACTTCTGCAGGATCAGTCGAATTCGATGAAAAAGGAATTGCAGAAGTGGATGAAGAAGCTGCCGAACTGCTGTTGAGTATTCCTGGATACGAAGCGGTAAAGGATAACACGAAGAAACCAGAAACGCCTAAAGCGACAGATGATGACAGCAAGCCCAAATCTGATTCTGTCGACGCAAAGAAGGTAGATGCAGACTCTGATCAAAAGAAAGAGGCAGCGACTGCATCCAAACCAGCGGATGCTACTACTAAAAAAACAGCTGAATCTAAGTAATGGATATTATTCCTTACTATCTGACGGAAATAGACGAATCGACTGGTGAGCTGGTTATCACATCTCCGGTTGGTTTACCTACTCCGGCAGAGATACGGAGCCGCTGGACATATGGTTTAAGTCTGGCAAATGCTGCTGGAGTAACGATGGATGACCGGGACATACTCGGCTTCCTGATGACAGCAGTTAAAGAGGTAGAACGCAGGTTAGGCATTTTGCTGAAGCCTACAATTATTGCGTGTAACCCCGATGACCGCGGCCTGATTCAGGGAGTTGATTATGAACTGGAAGAGCAGCCATATGATTACGATGTACAGCGGTGGCAGTCATATGGCTTCCTCCAACTGCGCCAGCGATATGCCAGTCAGGTGACTATGTTCAAGCTAGTGAGCTATGCAGGACAGCTTACAGTCGACTTTATGCGGTACCCTGAGTGGATCAAACTTAACAAGAAGGCATCGCATCTACAAATTGTTAATCGTGGCGGAAACGGCATGACGGCAGGTGTTGGTTATGGAATGGGTTATAGCGCAACACCGTTCGCTGCCGGACTGCTATCACGTACGCCGCAAGTATTCCATATTGATTATGTAGCAGGTTTGTCACCGGGGCAGCTCACAGAAGATATTCGATCTGTAGTTGCCAAGATGGCGGCAGTGGACGTGCTTGGTGTGGCTGGAGACTCTACGTTAGCTGGTATGGCAGGATACTCATTGTCCATCGATGGAATCAGCGAAAGCTTCCAGTCGACTGCTAGTGCTATGTACGGTACGTACTCGGCACACATCAACCAAATGCAAACGGAGATTGCCGCTTTCTTCGATCCGAAAATCGGTGGAGCGCGCACCAAAATGCGTGGCTTCACGATGGGAGGCATCTAATGGGATTCGGTAATGGTATTAAGGCGCATGCAAATCGGTTTGAAGATGTATTGGCAAAACACGGACGCGATGTGCTTTGGCAGGAATCTAATCGTTGTTCCTGCTTTAATGTAGACAGCGGGCAGCCACGATATGATTGTAAGGCGTGCGGTGGCACTGGATTTGTATACGAGCTACCTATAGCTGGACGTCCGGCTATTCAGAATGTAATGACCAATAAGGAATACCTGGCCTATACGGGGATGTTTGAAGTGGGAGACATTTTGATGACGGTACCAGCGAACACGATGGAGCGTAAATCAGATGGCACGTTCAATCCTGCGATCCGCGAGCCGGTAAAAATGTATAATATCGGTTTTGGCGATATCGTCACTTTGATTGACGATGAGGTCAAAACGTCTGAGGTGTTGATCCGCGGCGAACCGTTGAACAATCGTCCAGCGGACACACTGCTCAATCCTAAAGTAACTCGGGTGTTATCGATCCGCATGCATGATCCGCTTACAGGGGCAACAACCTTGTATGATGCAGACGATTATACAGCTACTGGAGCGACCATTGAATGGTTCGATGGTGCAGGACCACCAGAAGGTGAACAATACACAGTGACATATATGCATCGCTCGGTATACACCGTATATGCTGTATTGCCGCGGCCAAGGCATCAAGACGGGCAGGAACTACCGCGTACCGTGGTGCTGCGGTATTATCCGGGAGGTGTACTGCATGAGTCGATTATCTGTCGAAATTCAGCTACCTGAGTTTGATTCTGTACTGGAGCGGCTGGGCAAAGGCAACAAGTTACCTTATACGGAAGCCGCTGTACGAGAAGCCGCACATCTGCTGCAATCTACTTGGGTAGAATATGCATCCGGCGTAAATGTGAGTTACAGCGGCGGTACGTTCCGCGTAGGCATCCAGACTGGTGATTATGTACGCAGTATCCAAAACGGTTTGCGGTTTCCTGACTCGATGACTGGTGAGGTGTTCAGTACATCTTCACATGGCGAGTCCATCGAAAGTGGACAAGATTCCAGAGACCTGAAACCTAAGCTACTGGCATCACCGAAAGCCAAGACAGGAAAAAACGGTAAAAAGTATATTACAGTTCCTTTTCGGCATGGAGCGCCCGGGGCAGCCAACAACGCAATGCCTGGTCATATCTATGATCAAGCACGCAGGCTAACGTTCAGCCGTGTCTCTTCCAATTTACCGACTCGTACCTATGATCGGGGAGGGCGGATCAAAGAGGACAATACAGGACAGCGTAGTCAGGCTGGTGCGCATCCAGGTGCGGGGAATAGCTGGAAAGCTGGACCATATCAAGGTATGGTACGGATGAATAAGCAAGGGCAAACGCAGTATATGACGTTCCGCCGCTTGTCTGAAAACTCTCCAGCAGCAGCTTGGCGTCGCCCGCCGACAAAACCGAAGCCGATCCGCAATGCCGTGATTGAGAATACCCGTGATCAGATCGAAGAAATGATTTCTCAGGGATTCCAGCAAGACATGGCAGCGACAGGGTTAGGAGGCAATTGATAAATGGATTTCAAAAGCATAGATATGAAAGAGCAACTACTGCAATTTTTGAAGCAGTCTTTTCGTGCTGCGCAAATCAAGATGACAGTGCTCAAGTCAGATCCGCAGACCTCCGGTGAGTTGCCCTGTATTGGCATTAATCGGGTATCAGACAGCGAAATCAATCATACTTTGGGTGAATATGCTGGCGATACGTTCGATGAGGATGAAATGGAATATAGCGAGCTGTATGGTGCTGTATTCCAAGAATCCATGGAAGTACGGATCTGGCATAATAACGCCGATGAACGGGAGCGTATCTACCGCTTGCTTAAAGCGCTCATTATTCAGTTCCGGAAGAGCGCGGTACAGTTGGGTGTCCGCAGCTTTAGCATGGAAGCTGGTAAGGATGAGAGTGATTTTAGCGGGAATGTTGTACCGTTCCCGGTGTATTGGGCAAGCATTGTCATTACTTATATTAATCCTTTTGATGTAGAAATCGTGCAACACGCAAATGCGATTACAAGCGTTACAGTGGATGGAGGTGTACAGATTGGCACAGATACAGAAGAACGAAGCGGCGACGAAGGATCAGGAGACAGCTCAGCCACCGGTGAGTGAAAATTCCAAGAATCCAACTACCGGTCCGGTTAAGATCACGCTGGATGAGTATCAGAAACAGCATGACGTCCACATTGGACTGATTGCCAGCTATCGATACGAAGCGCTTGAACATCCAGAGCTATTGCAAGACAAGACAGATGCGGAGTGGACTTCCGCGCTGCAGGAACAGTCTAAAAAACATTATTAATAAGGAGGTGCCATATGGCCATTAATATCTCTTTTGGCGGTACCACGATTAAACGCCCTGGTGCCTATTCGCAGGTGGACTCGTCCAATATGATTCCGGTCACATTGGGCGCTCTGAAAACACTCGCAGTCATTGGACGTGCAGGTACAGGCGGTACACTGACGGCAGGGCAAGTTGCTTATTTCAACAATCCTAAAGACGCTACCGCAGCGATCGGTACTGGAGATACGCTGGATGTCATGAATGTTGCTTGGCGGCATGGAGCAGACTTGATTGCTGTTTCTATTGTTGCGGCAGCAGATGCTACTGCTGGTCCGACGGATGCCGAGTGGCAGACGGCAATTGACCTACTCCAGCCGGAGGATGTTGCTGGTATTATTCCAGTTACTACAAAAGCTGCGATCTGGGCAAAAATCGATACGCATATTTCGTTTATGTCTAATACAAAAAACCGTAAGCGTCGCCGAGCGTTTTACGGACACGCTGTAGGAGCAACGGTTAGTGAGATCACTGCTATGGCAGCAACATTGCCTACCGAGCGTGGGATGCTGGTCACGCCTTGCCCGCTTGTGGCAGACAGCGATGGTAATAAGGTTGCTAAGCCAGGCTACTACATGGCAGCAGCTGTAGCAGGGCTGTGGGCAGGGCAGGATTCGCAGGAGCCAGTTACGTACAAGCTGGTCAAATTCGACGGCTTGCAAAAGGTGTATATCGGTCTTGAAATTGAAACGCTGTTAGAAGCCCATGTTAGTCCGATCGAACAAGTGAAAAATGTCGGATTCCGTATTGTGCAGGGCGTTACACTTTCGCCGAGTGCCGACCTTACTAAAGCCGAACTTTCAGTTTCAACACTGAAGGATGATATGAGTGCCGATTTGGAAAACTATTTCGAATCGACTTATGTAGGTAAGGCAGCCGTAGCGGGGATTGCGACTACGATTTACAACGATCTGGTATCCCGCCTGCAGGCATTCCGAAAGCAGAACTGGATTACAGAGTATGATCCCGATTCGGTACGTGTTACACAAAATGGTACCGTCTTTTCGTTAGAGTGGCTGGGTAAACCGACGCTACCGATCAACAATTTCCTAATGACCAACCATTTTACATTGTAATTGATCAAATAAAGGAGGGAAAAGCATGGCTACTGTAAAAGATCAACCGGCACACGCGGGGCATACGATCCGCCTCAAGATTGGCGGTCAAGAAGTCGGGCGTGCTCAAAGCATCAACGGTCGGCGGTCGTTTGGTACAGAAAACCAATACGAAATTGGCTCGATTATGCCGCAGGAATCCGTTCCGTTGCGTGCAGAGGGCAGTGTATCGCTCGAAAAATACCGCATTCGTGGTAAATCATTAGCGGAACTCGGTCTTTCAAGCTACGGTATTGGTATTCTGACGATGAACGTAATCGATATTGAAGTCACTGACAAATATACCGGTGATATCGTTATCGTGTATCGCGGTTGCACGCTGCAAGAGTCTTCTGAGACTTTCCAAGCGAATGCCATGTCGGGCGAGAATGCCACTTGGCTTTACCTGTCTGCCGACTACGGCAAACCAGAATCTGCATAACATCCAGCCCTCTGCGTGAGGGCTATTTATTTTAAGGAGGACATATATGTCTCAATATACGGATAAAGACAGAGAAGATGCATTGGCGGCTGTGAAAGCTGCTGAACAAGCTCGTGCCGGGACGGACTTGAAGGAAGGCGAAGCACTGGATTACGAGTCGCAGGAAGGCAATCACTATACTGGCGTAATCGTATTTAAAAAACCTTCTATGGCCGACATTATGAAGATGGGCGCAATTAAGTCGGAAATCCTACGAGAGTCCGGGGTGAGAGATACCCGATTTGTAGATAACGAGATCTTGTTCATGGCTCATGTAATCTCCGCTCTGGAAGTAGTCATGTACAAGCGTCCAGAATGCCTGCTGCATCTGCGTGAAATTACAGAGGCTGATTTGTTATTCCACGTATACGGCTTGTACGAGGTATGGGAGTCTTCTTTTCGTAAAGACTTTCGAAACGCATCTGCAAACGATCGTGCAACTGCCGCTGGAGAGAAAGCTGTGGATACTCCGTAAGTACGTATATGGCGGGCTGCCGCCGACTGATCCACGTATTCTGGCAATGACACCGGAACAGGTTGAATTGGAATTTGCGCATATGGCCTTTGATAAAAAAGCGAACAGCCCCACTGCGGAAGAGTACAACGATGATGAATTCGAACAATGGAATCGAGAAATTGATGAAATCGATAGCAAATTGTCATATGACTATAAGCCGCGGCAAGCACCGCAGCCTGATCCGAATGATTGGGAAGACGTCGAACCATAGAAAGGAGGGACAGGAGTGGCAAAAGAGAATACAGTTCGCGTATCTGCCAAAGCTGAATTTGGTTCGCTTCAGCGCGGCTTAAAGCAGCTTCAGCAGGATTTGAAAGGCGTGACTGGTGTCGTTAATAAAGGAGCCAATAAAGGTGGTTTCTTCGACGAAAACCAATTAAAGGCACTCGATATCTATAAGCAACGTTTTACCGATACCATGCAGGAGCTGGACAGCCAGTTTCGCAAGCAAAACGATGCTGTAGAGCAGCTTTATGAAAAGATGAACTCGGCTCAGAAGTCGGAACGTGGTGAGATTGAAAAAACGATCCGTGAGCGTGAGAAGAAGTTGGACATTATTCGTAAGGAATTGATCGAAACCGAACGACTATACAATGCACGTTCGAGAGAATCGTCTAATTTCAATTTGAGAAGTGGTTCCGGCTCAGGTTCCGGCGGCAGCGGATCAAACGGTCTGAATGCAGATGGCATAAATGATCAAGTAAACAACGGGATTATTGGCAAATTCTTTAAAGGTACCGCAGGGCGCGTATTAACTGCTGGCAAAATGGGACTTGGACTGGCTGGTGTTGGCGGGATCGGTGCGATCATTTCACAAGCCTACGGGTTAGCTTATAGCCGTCAGGTTGATTCGCTTGATCTGGCGCAGCGCATGCGTGGACAGAAAGGCTGGACGGGACTTGCGCGAGATATGTGGGATCGATCTGGTGATGTCGGGCGTAGCGATCGCATGGGGTATAGCTCGGCAGAGTCGTGGGGATTTTTGGACCAGTACACTCGAACTGCTGGTAATATCAATACCGATCAACAAAAAGGATTACTCAAGTTTGGACGTGCATATGGCCTGACAACATCTGAGGTTGCCGGTACTACAGCCGCTAACCGAGCAACAGGCGGTACATCGTCGCCTAAAGCATTCGCAGATGCTATCGCAGGCAGTGTAGCTGAATCAGGAATGACACCGCGCATCTTAGAGGTTATGGAAACCAATAATGCGTTGTTACAAACTATGAACACTACATTGAAGGACGGTAGCTCTAAGCAAATCCTTGCTTACCAGACAACGCTGGATCGTATTGGTACAAATAAGGGTATGACACAGCTGACCGGCGCATCCGGTGGTAACCTGATCAGTGGACTTGGCGGAATCTTCTCACCAGAGAACGATAGCTGGAAGTGGATGGGTATCCGTGCTCTACAGGGATACAAGCCGAGTAAATACGGCAAAATGGATCTATTCGATTTAGAACAATCCTATGAAGACGGATTGATGAACGAAGACAATATTCCTGCTATGGCAAAGTACATCAAGGGTATTAGCGGCGGTAATCAGAAATTAACGAAGCGGATCATGCAACGATGGTTAACGGACGGTGGGTTCGCGGCAACGAAACGGGAAGCATCCGATTTTTACGATGCAACCGATGGTTTAACCGCATTTAGTGCCGATCAGATCGAATCGATGAAAAACGGCTCTATTGATTCTGGTGCTAAGTACGATGCCGAACGTATGGGTGAAAAAGGCCAGGGCTTCTTGGATATCGATGCACAATACAAACAGAGCCTGACGGGACTGGGAGACCAGTTTGTAGGCATCGTGAATGAATTAAAGCAAGGCGCAGGCAGCTTTGTTGGAACGCTCGTTGAGGGCTTTAATGCTGTCAGTGATACCGTGAAAGATTTAGAGACAGGCTTAGGCCAATTTGTTGCTGAAACCTTACAGAGACTCGGTGTAAGCCAAGGTACAAGTAATAGCGTCGGCGAGACGGTAAGCAATATCACTGGCTATATTGCAGAAAACCCAGAAGATGTTGCAACTGCAGCAGCAGGTGGGTGGGCTGGATGGAAAATCTTCAACAAGGTAAAGGGTTGGCTTAATCCTGCTTCTAAAACAGTTGCTGGTGCAGCAGCAGCTGGCGAAGCGGCTGCAGGTGGGGCAGCGGGGGCAAGTATAGCCAGTAAAATCCTTCCGCCTGTTGCTTTTTTAGGAACTGCAAAGGTATCTGATGCTGCCGGTGGCAGTGTGATTGATTGGCTACTGGGTCATGAATCTGGACAAATGAAAACACCTGCACTGTTTGGGAATCCTTTTAAAAATGAGTATTACCAGGATGACCGACAGGGAGCTATCTCTAAAGGCTGGAATTGGCTATGGGGATTAGATAATCATGCGGGTGATTCTGATATCGGTGTGATGCCTAACGAGATAAAAGACAATGTAGAAGACATGTCACTGTCTGGAAAGAACAATTTTAAGAGTATGGACCGTTCAATCGGCGACATGGTGGACAATGCATCTACAAAGTATGGAGTTATGGAGAAAAGTACAAAGGATCTGTCTGAAAAAGGTACTTGGGTGTTTCGTCAAATGTTGTATACGGTGCAAAACCGTATGTCAGACATTTATTCCGAACATCAGGGTATTAAGCAGATGATCGCAAGCCTGCTAGGCGGTGGGGGCAATTCGCTAACTGGTGTAAGTTCGGCATTATCCGGTGGGTATAGTACATCTTCTAAAATTACTGATATGAGCGGTGTTACTGCCGCGCAACTGGATACCAAGCTGGGCGGCGCTCTTAAAGGTAAAGGAGCACAATTCGTAAAAGCAGGTATGGATTACGGTATCGATCCTGCGGCACTTGCAGCTATTGCTATGCATGAGACAGGTAACGGCACGTCTGCCGCTGCGCGTAATCGTAATAATGTCGGCGGCATGATGGGCTCTAATGGATTGATGAACTTCGATAGTATTGAAGATGGAATAATAGCCATGGCGCGTAATTTGAAAAAGAATTACGTTGATCAAGGGATAGATACCATTGCAGCAGTCCAACGAAAATATGCTCCTGTAGGCGCTAAGAACGATCCTGACAACCTTAATAACAATTGGTCAAAAGGTGTCGCTGATATAGCAAATAGCTTGATTGGCGGAAACACGAATAGCTCGGGTAGTGGCTTTTTTAACGGGTGGCAATCTCGCATTACCAGTAAATTTGGTGCACGAGAAGGTTTTAGGAAAAAAGATCACGGTGGACTAGATATAAATGGTGAACAAGGTGATAAGCTAGGCGCTCTCACTGGCGGTACAGTCTCGTTTATTAAGATGGACGATGGCAGTGCGCTGGATGAGGATGGCAAAGCCAACACTCGCGGCGGCGGTACCGAAGTTGGTGTAAAAATGGCAGATGGCAATACTTATTTCTATAGCCATTTATCTAATGTTAATTCCGGTCTCAAGGTTGGACAGAACATCAAAACTGGTGATTGGATCGGTAATGTTGGCGGCGATCCCGGTGTGCCTGGTAGTGGTAGTAGTACCACCGGGAGCCACTTACATTTGGGTTACATGAATGGCGCTGGTAAGCTAATGGACCCCGAGCAGTTATTAAGATCGCTCGGTACCGGCGGAGCAGGCGATAGTGATATTGGATATATGGGCGGTTCAACCGTCAAACATCAATCCGAGATCACCGTAAACCTAAATGTAAATGGCGAGGGTGCAAAAGCGCTGAATAGCGCCACGCAAAGCCAGCTTGAAAAACTGGTACGTAAAATTATGGCGGATGCAGAACGGCAACGTCTGCGTATGTCTCCAACAAAGGTGGGATACAATTGATCAATCGTTATAATTGGGCACCTGTTGGAGGTGTAGAGGGCAAACGGTACGTGCCAGTAGTGCGAGTGAGTTTTCATACCGAAAAGGCATGCTACCAGCTCAAGGGTAAAGCAGAAGATATCAATAATCCAACAAACCAAGTGTTGTCGATCTCTACGCAGAAGACGCTGGATGCGCCTGCTGGTACGTTTAGTATGACGCTTGCCGGTGATACCTGGTTCCGATCACAATTAATCAAGTCAAACGATTTGGTTGTTATACAGATGGGCTACCAGACCATAAAAGGCGAGGAAACCTCAACTGTTATGGTGGGACTGATTGACCGGGTGCGCAGAACACGGGATGTAGATGGCGGCATGGCTACCTCTGTCACTGGTCGTGATTTTGGCAAAGTCCTAATCAAATCCAATCTTAAGTTTTATCCGCAAATCGGCGGCAATTCCGCCAAGTCGGACAAATTCTTTTTGACAAACGAAGGGTGGATTACTCTCATGAGTTATTTCACTAACGAGAATGTCATGAAGGGTACACCGGCTGCTGTGCTAGATAATATCATGCGCTTCATACTGCCCAAGCTGAATACAGTGCAATGGACAGTGTGGGATGAGAAGAAAGCCAGTCCAGTCGCCAAAAAGATCGATGTTACTAATGTGCTGCGGTACAATTTTGCGCGGGTTGATATGTTCTTGCCAATGATTCTGACCGCTGATCAGTATGAAGGATCGCTGTGGAATCTGATGGAGCGCGCATGTGTACAGCCATTCACAGAACTCTTTGTGGATGTACGCAATCCAGACGAGGCATGGAATAAGGGTAGTAAGCCGCGCGTGGTTAACGAAACGATCGAGCAGGCTTCTGATGCTGCAAAAGCAAAATTTCCAAAAGGCAAAGGATACTATCCATACCCACGCTTTCCTTTCGGCAAAGACAATGCTGTCGTATCGATTTTCTTACGTAATACGCCATTCGATAAAGGTGCATGGGATAAATTGCTAGCTCACGAGGTGATTGCTGCTGATGTAATTGAGGAAGACCTATCCTATTCGGATGACGAGCACTACAACCTGTTCTGGGCTGGTACGACGATCAATCCGTTGGGATTTGATCTCAAAAACGTTGTACCGCCGCTGATTAATGAAGCGAATGTCAGCCGGTATGGACTGTCTCCGTTGGAAATACAGGTAGAGGGTCTTTCTATTGATCAGGATGATCAAACAAGCACTACGCTGCTGGAAGGCATGAGCACACAGTATACCAAGAAGCTGAAAGCATGGTTTGAAAATAACCACTTATTCATGAATGGATCAATGACTGTTCGCGGCAAGGGGGATTACCGGATTGGACAGCGGCTGCAAGTGTCTGGCATCATGAAAGAATTCTATATCGAAGCAGTGAGTCAGACATTCAATCTGTATGAGGGATGGACGACGACACTACAACTAACTCGTGGTAAGGATTATAAAAAGGCTGCTGCACCTTCTGCTAACAAATCAGCGACTGCAACCGCGACTGCTGGGAAGTCAACTTCTAAGAAAACAGAAGCTGAGATCAAAGCGGAATACCACAAAGTGAAAAAAGGTGAATCGTTATGGAGTATTGCAGCAGCCGCATACGGTAAAGGCGATAGTTGGACAAAAATATGGAATGCCAATAAGGATATGCTGATCAAAAAGGACCAGCGCAATGTATCAAGTCCAGGACAGTATATTTATGAAGGGCAGGTGCTCAAAATACCATGAAGAATCAGAGTTCGCTCGGCGGAAGGACGGTCAATCGTCAGCCTGAGTTTGGCGCAAACCGCCTTGCTAAAGTGACCAGCACCAAAGATTACACAAAATTCGGACGCATTGAAGTCATTTTCTTAGACTATAGCCAGCCGGTACCGGTCTGGGTCATCAATGATATTGACCGTGAGCCAGTAGAGGGTGATACGGTGCTGATCGGGTATATGGATAATCGCAAAGATGCGCCTTATATGATCGGATTCCAGCGTAACAGCAGCTACAGTAGTAATTTTGTTACAGTGGAGCGCGATAAGATCCGGGTTCAACTGCCAGTATTTGATATTGGAGTAAAAGGCGGTCTTGCTCATCAGGATACACAAGGCAATCTACTCGATGAAAGCAAACTGTCGACGCGGGCATACGTGGAGCTGTCAGCCAATCAAGCAGTTGTTTATTATCCTGCAGACAAAGACGGAGCAGCTTCATCCATTACTATGACAGCTGTGGACACTACAATTAAACACGCTACAGGATACATCAAGATAACTGATATCGGATTCGAATTCTTCCATCCTACCGGCTCTGCATTGTTCAAGTTGCCAGAAGGCGATATTAAAGTAGAAAAAGGGTGATTGAATGGCTCTCGTAAGCAATCGAACCCGTGATATTAAGAAGTTTTACCGTATGACATTTGAAATACGCAAAACAACGCCGGCGGGGAATTCCGGTTCTTTGGTGCTGCACACACTACTGGTGAACCCCAGCGACTTTGCTCAGGAAGAAGCCGGACGAGGGAGTGTCGTACAGACGCTTGGTGGCGCCTACGTACAAGACTTTGGCATAGGACTACCGACGGTGACGTTATCCGGTACAACCGGCTACAGTACACGTACCAGCGCCGAGGGCAAGAAGTTAGATGGCTATGAAGAACTCATCAACTTCCGTGCTCGTGTCTATCGTAAGTTCCTACAGGCAAACGATCCAGCACACGCAATGTACTGGTACAACTGGGAAGATGACGAACATTATGAGATTCAGCCCCAAGACTTCCGTGTACAGCGTAATAAATCAGAACCAACGCTATACCGGTACGAATTTAGATTCACTTGTCTGCGACGCTTGGCGAAGACGCGGCAGGAGGCCGCTTCAGATTATCTGACTCGAAATCCTTCTACTAAAAATGTGGCAGATAAGCTGGCAGACAACGTATCCAATATTGGTATGTTTATGAGTAAAGTGACAGGGAGGTAAGTAATGGAAGATACGTACTATCTGCCCAACACAGAGCCGAGCTTTATCAATTATCCAGTGCTCAGAGACGAGCAAGCGAACATTGAAGCCATCAGCACATACGCTGAACGCGCATACTCTGCATTATATGACTACAATGAGGCTATTTATGATCGGGTCGATATCAATACCGATGAATTGGAACAGTATATTACGTTGTGTCGCCAAACATGCAGCAATTTAGGTACGGCCGATCGTATACCGTACGACGTGCTGATTGAGCTCCGGTCTATTCTGGCTGAGCTATACAGACTCCGGCAGTTGGCGGCAGGTACGGATACCATCGGCGTACCAGATGAAATCAAAGAGGATGAAGGCATATGATTGAACATACGTTAAATGATGCGGATACTATACAAGGCTTGTCTGTACTGTATAACGTGCCTTGGCAGGACATTGCAGATTATAACAATCTAGAGTATCCATACACGATGACCAGCCGGCAGGCGTATTACGAACTCTATGCTGGTGGATACGTACGGATCAGCCGTGTCCAAACAAACAGCGAATTGGTAATAGCTGCTGGTGGGCAGTTCCAAACGGAAACCGATGCGCAAGGAATTCAAAAAACATACGAATTGATCGAAACAGCAACCCTGACTACTGGCGTAGCAGAGGGCTATTTTTATGTTCGCTCATTAGTGCCCGGAAGCTACGGCAATACCATTGCAGGCAGTATTATCGTCGTCGGTAGCATTCAAACTGATTCGATGTACTCGAATCCAATTACAGTCACCAATCCGCAGCCGTTTACCAGCGGCAAAGATGCACGCGTGCGATTAACTGGTCAAGTCATCTATATTGATATCGCTAACCAGACCTCAAAGCAGCCGAGTAGTAGTTACATTGAAGAATTAGGCGGTATTGACTTGGTGACCATGCCAGACAACGATATTACCTACGATGGCGCAGGCGATTGGGATGTTGTGACTGGATCGGAGAATATTCAGCAGGCAGCAAATCATCGACTGACGACTCGGCGCGGTAGTATTACACAGCATCCTACCTACGGCAGCCGATTACACGAATTGATTGGGATTGCACAGGCGCCTTATGTGCAAAAACTGATTGAGTTGGACGTAATCGAAACACTAATGAATGACGAGCGGATCGATACTGTAACGGTCAACTCGATTGAAATGGACATAACAGCGATCCGCGTAGACATCAGTTTCACCGCAGCAGGGACAGAGTCACAGACAACCGCATCCGTATCCGCATAGAAAGGAGGGAATGACTTGGCATTTGAACGTAAATCGATGGAATCTATTGTACAGGATATGATTGATTGGTCGCGCGGAGTATCATCCAAAATCACCGATTACCGGATCGGTTCACGCGCACGTACATTTTTGGAGTCTCCAGCTAAGGAAATCGAGGAATTGTATGACAAGGTTCACCGATACACCCGCAGGTTAATCGCCGAAAGCATTTATACGATCATGGCTTTTCCGAAGCTGCAAGCAGTATCCGCCACCGGAAAGGTCGTATTTGCCCGTGCAACAGCAGCAGATGACAATTACCTAATTCCAGCTGGTACTCTGATCAAAACGAAGGCAACGGCAACGCTGGCACCGATAACTTTCCGTACACTTGCCGATGCAGTATTAGCCATTGGTGAAACGACAGTCATGGTATCCGTAGTCAGTACGATCGCTGGTACTGATGGGAACGTGGAAATCGGCAGTATTTCGGATTTCTTATCGAAGCCAGCTGGAGTGGACACTGTCACTAATCTGGTAGCCTTTACGACCGGTAAAGCAGAAGAAACGCTGGATGAGCAGAAAAATCGATTCCAGAAGTTTATCGCATCATTGAGTCGAGGTACACTACAAGCCATTGAATACGGAACAACAACAGCGCAATTAACCGATGGAAATGGAATCATTATCGAACGCGTGGTAGAAGCTAAAACGTTTGAAGACTTAATCAATCGCAAAGGTGAAGTGGATTGCTATATCTGGAACGGCACCGGTACGGCATCTGCTGATCTGCTAAGTGAGGTAGCCAAAGTATTAGCGGGATACTATCAGAATGGTAAGCCTGTATATGGCTACAAGCCAGCAGGTATCCCGGTGAATCTATATTCAGCTAAGGTTAAGCCAGTCAAAATGCGGCTAAAATTGACGCTGAACAGCGGCGCTTCACTCTCGGATACTCAGACCTATATCAACCGTGAGGTATCCGACTTCTTCTCCGCACTCACTCAGGGGAAAGAGTTAGTACAGACGGCATTAGAATCCCGAATCAAGCAGCTTGATAGTGTATACGACATCAAAATAGAACTATCCACGGATGATGGTAAGACATGGACCTACAATAACCTACAGGCGGCGGATACAGAGATTTTAACGCCAGTGTTCCCGCTGCTGTATGTGTAGGAGGATGGCATGAATCTATTACGAAAACTGCTTGATAACCTGGGGGACAAATGGAACAAGTCCGCTAAAGCATTCCCTTTCCTAACGATCCGGCAGGGTAGTGGACTGCATCATCTAATTACAATCGATTTAGGAGTTATATACTTCCATAGCGCTCCATATCGTCCTGAATTGCCTGGTAAGCAGGCTATTGTTTTAAAGGGACTTGCTACAGATGAAGTACTGCAATTGATTCGTAGCATGGGCTATGAGGTCGATACCACTCCTGGAGCCACTGATTATCCAGATGCGGGCATACTGTCGCTGCTGGAGATCAGGGATCAGCAGTTAAATACTACGCTATATGCTTTCAACAGCGGAACATGGCATTTGCTATATCCAATATACCGTGCGCTGCGGCAGGCGAACATGGATATTGATGAAGCGCTCTCACAACTAAATCGGGATATGGCAAAAGGAGACTGGCTGGATTACTGGGCCAGTTTTTTTGCGATCAAACGTAATCCTGGCGAAACAGACAACAACTTCATTCGACGATTCACCATGTGGTTGTTTAATCCTAAGACCAATAACGTCGCGTTGAAAGAGTTGTTGTCATATCGGCTCCAGGACACGAATATCGAAGTTCGTGATAGAGCCCCTGCAGAATTTGATGTCACAGTGGATACCAAGTATATCGAAGACTCATCCGATCTGCACGAAATACTGCTGGAAGCCAAAGGCGCGGGTATACGTTACTTTTTAAATTACATTTCTCCTGGCTTCGCTGAAGACTACCGAGCAAATTTCCAGAATGTACAGGGGCAGAACTTTTACGATTCCGATTCGCTTTCCGGAACACTGGCGGCGAGCTTATCAGAAGTATTTCCAAAACTAAGTGAAGTAATTGCTGCTCAGGCTTCCTACCAAGAAGTCTATATGCTACCGCAGGCAAGCTTTGATGGAGCATTCAGGCTATCGATTAGCCAACTCGGTATCGGAAAGATTGGAGATCAATATAGTGAGTTCCAAGATGTAGTTAAAGTGACGCTGGTCAAAGATGGGCTGGTCACATATGAAAATGATTATTAGGAGAGATGATATGAGCAGATACAATGATGCTTATCCTTTACCAGCAGGATTCGTAAGTGTTCTTTTGCATAAAGGGCCGCTTGCTGATAAACAGATTGCAGAAGAGCTACACATCAAAAATTTGATAGTAGCGAACGCTTCGAAATTCATGGCAAAGCGCATGCGTCCTGGAGCGAATTGGGGGGCAGGCATTACACATTTGGAAGTCGGTACTGGTGTTGGTGACGGCACACCGTCTAATCCTCAAGCGCCAAGTTCTGCTCAAACAGTGCTACGTTCGCCATTAGCCCGTAAAGGCATTACGTCATGGACATATTTGGACGCTTCTGGTCAGGCAACCAATAACGAAACGAACATCTTACAATTGACCACTACGTTTCTGGAGTCAGAAGCTAACGGCGCAATCGTTGAAATGGGGATGTTTGGTGGGGATGCCTCCAATACGATCGGTTCTGGGTGCATGTTCAACTACAAGACTGTACCAGTAATTAATAAAACAAGTGAATACCAGCTCACGTTCGCGTGGAGACTGACATTCTGAGAAAGGAGGTGAAATGAATTGGCATATACACCAAAAACGAATTGGCAAAAGGGCGAAGTCCTTGAAGCTGCTGATATGAATCGAGTCGAAGGTGCTTTATCTGATGTGTACACCCGACTGGATACAGCGGCTGCTACGAGTATTACGTTAAAAGCAGGACTGCAAACAATCACATCAGATCGAGATAAGCCGTTTAATTTGACGAGCGTTAGAGGACGCCTGCTGCTCAACTTACTAGGGCGCGCAGGTAACTTCGAAACGTTAACAGGATGGACAGCGGCAGGCATTACAATAGCGCCGAACACAGCAAATGCCTTGTATGGTAGCAACTGCGTTCAAATTACACTAGGCTCAACCACTGGGCGCGTAAGCCGTGCCATCAACACCGTATCCGGTAGAACCTATGTTGTTGCCGTTGAAACTCGTGTTGGTACTGCTACGAATGCCCGGGTTGATGTGACTGGGCAAGGTAACGGGAACGCAATTACAAGCACCAGTGGCTATCAGATCAGTTACATGCGATTTACTGCTAACGCAGCAACGCACACCGTAGGAATTACCGTAACAGGAGCGAACGGACAGACTGTTTTTGCCGATGGCTTCCGAGTATACGAAGTTAGCCCTACAGAGTATACAGCGTTCACAACTTTGACTGCTGATACCTTCGCAGTTAAGTACCCTTATACGGAAGGATTAGCAGGCGTAAAGAACCCGTATGCGATCCGTTGGACAGATAGTAGCAAATCTCAGCTTGCGGCGATGCTCGCTTTCGACACCGAATTGTTAGCTAACCCTTCAACAGATGCGGATGCCGAAACAGAGATTTTGTATGTGGGGTCAGATGGGCAATATTACAAAACGAGTATATGGGTTCGTAAGCAACTTAACGGCATGCTTAATTGGACGATAAGTGCAAGCTTGACGGGCTTTAAAGAAGTGAAGGTAATCGGTTTTGAAACCTATTCTCCCGCTACTGTATATCCTATCAAATATGATGGAACGGTTATGCAAAATGCACTGTCTAATAAAGCGGATGTTGCTTCATTCGATAGCTCCGGTAATTTCTATTTGACTGCGACTGCGGCAGACACTGGATGGGGCGATAACTACACGCCTACCAATGACGAGATTCGAGCTTATTTCTATGGATACAAAATGTACGATAGCGGTACTTACACGGCTGCACAGGCACAGGCGGCAACTTCCGCGACTTACAACGGTAGTGGCACGAAGCAATGGGTTAATTTGGTGGGCTCTCCATCTGGAGCAAGCTTACCAGTGATTTCAGCCTCAAACTTTATGGCCTATGAGCTGATGTATCGTCGCGCTATTTCAATAGCCGCAGCTGTGGCATCGGAAGGCGCGTTAAGTTTAGCCGAAGGGAATAATATTATCGAAATTGGCTCTGGCTTAATATTAAGAGAGTCTGCGCGGATGGTGATGTTTACAAACGGAAATTATTATATCAATAGTAATAATGCTGCTGGATCTAACACAAGTCGTAAGCCGCGTAAAATACTTGCTATCTACCGAAACAATCGAGATGATATTAAGTCCTTTGCAGTTTACACGGACGGGCAGTCAAACGGTATTACGGCCGAAATAACTCCAGCAAATTTTGACCCTAACGGAAGCTATAGCATTAGTTATTTTGATACAACTATCTTTCCGACAAGCGATATCAAAGGGGCAACACAAGATAACGAGCGCGCAATCATTACTGATCTAGTCCGTGATTTGGAGCAGGTCACCCGTCGGGTGTCTGCCAATGAATTGCGTAAAGCGGAAAAAGGCTTTTCAGCAAACTGGACAGCTCCGTCCTCGCTTCTAAACGGCTGGTCAAACTTCGGCGGTGCGAATGAGGCTACTGCCGCTTATCGCAAAGATGATAAAGGGATGGTATATATGCGGGGCCTGATAAAAGATGGGTCGATGGCAAACGGCACTATGATTTTCCGCTTACCAGAGGGGTATAGACCTTCCCAGAATTTGCAGATTCCTGCGACGTCCCGAAACAGCACAGGCGCCTTTCAATCTTGTACTATTAACATTAATACACTAGGAGAAGTTAGAATCGAAAACGCACTTAACTATTGGCTGACGTTGGTTATACCGCCATTCGTGGCGGAATTATGAAGGAGGTGTTTATATTGACCGTATTGCCAAAGGTAGATGATCAAGGATATTTTGTTGAGGATATTGAGGTGTTGGGGGTACAAAAAGGTGTAACGAACCATTTTACCACTTCTGTCGATCCAGCTATCAGGGGATACATTGTCGGGTATCCGATCCCTGAAGGTCTTTTCAAACCACGTCTTAATGTCGAACAATTGACAAAAGAGTATGGGAGTAATGACGCTACGAAGTGGTACGACGGTTCTGACCCAGATAAGGCTATGCCTTATTGGGTTGAGGGGCTAACGCCGGAGGAAATCAAAGAGATCACCAAAGAACAGCCTCTTAGTGATCTGGAAAAGTTTAAACAGCAAATAGCAGAGCAACAAGCGGCGATGTGGGACTTCATTCTGCCATTAGGGGGCGTGTGAGATGGCTTTGCCAGTAGCGGCACTCGATATTTACTGTATAACTATTTTCGAAACAGGCAGCCGGACGCTTTCACAGTTTCACCCCGCTTGGCAGGAGGAAATCAAGACGCATGCTGTGCAGTTCAAGCGATACCAGGTCACGGTGTATGACACGACACTGACAGCCGGGCGGATCACTCAAGCGCAGTATGATGCTATCGTCGGTATGATACCACCTGCAGCATCTCCAGCCGCAGAACGACAAATAGAATCGACAGAGTGACCTAACGCCGCAAGGCGTATTTTTTATGCACTCTAATCACACGACAAAGGAGCGGGCACATGATAAAAGACATCGTCGTCATGTCCGCAACGGATCAATTCAGCCTGGATGCCGCTGAGCGTATCGGCGCTCTTGTAGAACGATATGGCTTTGCCGTTATTACTGCGCTATTTCTTTTTTATGTACTGTATCGCGTGTTCTTTGACTATATCAAAGAACTCAAAGATGCAGTGGCGCGGGCGGAAGCCGGGCGAGAACGGGCTGAGGTTGAACGGGACGAGGCACAGAGCGCGTTTCAGGCGCTCGTCAACGATATTAATACCGAGCGCAAAGAAGTCCTTGAATCGCTGACCGGCATGGTTAGTAAGATCAAGAAGGACAGCGACGATCGGGGAGGGTGAAGCATGTTTCGTAAATTGTTCAAGCGGTTCGTACCTAAAGTGCCTGAGCCGCACGAAATATCCAAAAAGCCGGAAATCGATCGGGTTAAGCGTCAGGCAAGGATTGAACGCATTGCTTATCAGGATGCTTCAGAAAAATTAAAAAGAGAAATTGAGATGAACGGATTTGCTCCGTATCTGATCTATGAGCATAAAAAGGGGGAGCATCAGCGTGACACTTAACGATGTAGTGCTGTTGTCATTATATGCAGTATCTGAGTTTTGCGTGATCTATATGATCATTAAGTTTTATCCGTACTTCCGTGAGCGTTTCGCAGCGGGCGCAGTTAACCAATTCATGTTGGCGATGCTCGGATTTATGACTGCATACGGCATCAAGATGGCAACAGCATTTTGCATTCGTATTAGCTACATCATTCAGCCGAGCGGAGACACACCTATTAATCACGCCTTACAGACCTATACCTGGACAGCAGCTCAATGCCTGACCACTGCATCGCTGATCATACTGGCAATTTTGACGCGGAAAAAGCGTTTCGATGTATGGTTTTATCTACGCCGGCAGGAGCGAGAAAATAAATATAAGGAAGGTAATGAATAATGCAAAATCGTAAAGCAGGGAATGCGCAAGGAATTGATGTGTCGAGGTGGCAGGGTAACATCAACTGGGGAGACGTCGCAAAAAGCGGTGTCTCTTTTGTTTTTGTAAAGGCTAGTCAAAATAAGATCGATCCGATGTTTATTCAAAATATTACAGGGGCACGGAAAGCTGGGCTGCTGGTCGGCGCATATCATTACTTGGATGAGTCTGTAACAACTCCTGCACAAGCCCGAGCAGCGGCAAACAAGTTTTATACAGCTATCCTGGCGGGCGGTGGTGTGGATCTGCCGCCGGTATTGGATTACGAGAGCAAGGCAACCGGTGTGACCCCGGCGCAGGCTACAGCGATTGCTCTGGCATTTTTACAGGAGATCGAGCGGCTTACAGGCAAGCGCCCGATGCTGTACACCTATCCGAGTTTTATTGGTAATTTTACCGGGCTTAGTGCGTATCCGCTATGGATTGCCCGTTACAGTGCCAGTAGAGTGCCGGAGGACGCGCAGGGCTGGCGTAGCTGGGAGTTCTGGCAGTACAGCGACGGAACAGACGGCGGCACACTTCCGAGCAGTAGCCGCAAAGTAAATGGCATCTCCGGCCCGGTTGATCTTAACGAGTTTAACGGCACTGTTGCGGATTTGCAGCGAAAGTACGGCAAGCGGGAGCCAGCAGCAAAGCCGGAGGAATCATCCGCTCAAAGTATGCAAAAGCAAATTCGTGTCTTGTATGAGGACACGGTAGGCATTGGCTACCTGATCGGAGATACCACTTATGTATCTGTAACGTCTCTGGCTGATGTATTCCGATTCACGGTCGGCTTTAATGACAGCGATAAGGCAGCGATCATCAACGGTCGCCAGCTTCAAGACACACGATTGATCGATGGAAAATCATACGTGCAAGTACGTCCATTGGTGGAGTCATTCGGCGGCGCGCTGGTTTGGGATAACAACACTAAAAAATTGATGATTAAGAAAGGTTGATGAATATGGATAAAATGCAATTGGTACTTGCTTTCGCTTCAACGCTGGCGGTTGTTGTACTTGCGCTAGTGCAACTGGTCAAGACAACAGTCAACGTACCGAAGAACATCTTACCTCTGATTGGACTGGTTGTAGGCTTATTGATCGGCGCGGCAGCGTATCCATTTAGTGATTTGGAGCTGGTACTCCGATTGTGGGCAGGTGGATTGGCTGGCTTGTCGGCAACGGGATTATTTGAGTTAGCTCTTAGTAATCGTCCAGGCGCAAGTAAAGATGTGGACAAATGATGTTGTTTTAATTATGATTTAGTTACCGCACACGGAAGCGCTGTTGTGCATCCGAAAGAATCGGTGCAAAGACCTTGCCTATTTACTGGCGAGGTCTTCTTTACGCTTAAAATTTGTTTTTCGATATTAATTTATGTGTGAAAAATTCCGATATTATATTGAGGACTAATTTATATTAAGCAATATATAATTGGTAATTATTAAGAATAGTCCTTGCATGATGTGTTATAGTAAATATATTCCAATATAAAAGGATTGAAAATCACATTATGAAAGACTATGATTCCATCCAGAAATTAATTATGAGCATATGCAGCTTGCATAAAGAAGCTTCATCAAATTTTTTTGAAAGTTTAAAATCTGAAAGTATAAATTTTAACAAGAAAAGCGTTAATTATGTTATTGATGAAAGTCAAAGTTCTATAAAGACTTCTTTTATTGGGCTAATTCAAGAATATCATGAGTATATAAGTTCGTTAATCATTGATATTGAATATGAATATGAGTATCCTTGTTTTGATTTTCGTGCTCGTGTCAAACAAAAAGATTCGATAATTAACAAGTTGTTACATTACAAGGTTAACAAAGAAGAAGTTGGTGGCGTGCCAATAAATAAGTGTTTGAATGATTTATTAGGATTTAGAATTACTGTGGAGAACTTTGACTACGACAATCAGGATATTTATAATCTTTGTAATAGTATAAAAAATGAGTACAGAATAAATGGTAGAAACTCCTCTAAAGATGAATACAAAGCTACTCATATTTATTTTTACGGAGAATATAAATACTTTCCTTGGGAGCTACAAATCTGGAATCCGAACGATGCAATTAACAATGAAATTTCTCATAAAAATCACAAAAGTAAAAGGCAATACATACATTGGCCACAAACATACGTAGAATCCATGGAAACGGAATCAGAATCCTATTCTGTAGAAGGAGGCGATAAATAGTATGGTTTATCACTTTATTGCAGTATATAGCAACTATGCTGTCGGAAGACGCTATGGTTGGCATTATGCATCTAAGGAAAGACTGGAAAAAGGCAAAATTCAATTGCTTATGAAAAAAGTGGAGCAAAGCGGTGGAGAGATACAATTAGGAATTCATAAGTTATCAACAAATTCTTTGAAATGGGAATCGGTTATAGAGAAAGATTCTTTTTTTGAAGATATTATTGTCACAGAAAACATGAAGACTTTTATCCAACAAATAACTAGTGATCGTAAATTAAGCGCTTATGATGTAGCTAAATTTATTTTATCAGTAATTCCTGTTTCTCACTTAAAACTTCAAAAATTATTGTACTACTGTTATGCAGAATACATGGTCAAAACAGGAAATAAATTATTTACGGACAATATAGTGGCATTCAAATACGGTCCGGTTGTAGAAGATGTTTTTTACAAATACAAACATAACGGTTCTTCAGCCATTGACTATACAGAAGACGGAGAATTTTATATACACGGAGCCATTCAAGCTGCAACTCCTTCTTTTATTAGGATGATTTCGGCTGAAGATGGGATAGAGGCAGCAAGGTGTGTTGCTGATGTATTGAAAAAATATATAGAATATAGTGCTGAAGAATTAGTAAATCGAACGCATCTTCCAGGTGGCCCATGGGATTTGGTTTATAAGCCAGGAAGAAATTGCGAAATAACAGATGAAATAATAAAGAACTTCCATCATATCGTTGAATAATTTCATTCTTTTTTTGATTTTGTAAACAAAGTAAAAGCCCTGTTACATTACACAGGGCTTTTTTATATAATAGGAGGATTTGTTTGGAAAGACCAATATACAGAGAAGTAAAAACAGATATGGAGTTATTAGCCGCTGCTTTAGCTGAAGTACGTGTGCAAGTACAGGATGAGACCAATGCGATCGTAGATTATGGTGGACCAATCAAAGTATACAATAAGGAGTTTGTTAAAATTCAGGATACATACTACTCGCGTAAAATACATAAGTTCATAGTAAGTAAATAAAAAAACGCTCTACTGGTATTTGTCCAGTAGAGCGTTTTGATTATATCAAAAGTCTCTGACTTCTATGATATTGGATAATTTTATTTTGATTAGACGCTCGTCTTCTTGTACATGTAACGTACGATTGATTGGATCGTACTTGGAAATAGTACCAGCCACGTCAATCACAGCATCATGTTTAAAATGTGTAATAGTAATGATTCGCTTTTCAATCAGTGCAGCTTGAATCTTATAATTCAAATCCTCCCATTGATCTGCATCCAGTCTAGGCTTAACTACTTTTTGCTCATTTTCAGCCATTTGTCGAAGCCGTTCGCGATGCTCAGGTAAAAGCATTGCACTCCATTTCTTATTCCCACGATCCTGATATCCGTTACTCATAATGTCCTCCAAGTTTAAGCGCGCGATCTAGCCAAGTCCCAGCAGACGTCAAAGAGGCTGCTCGCATGATAGCCGACATGCCATGATCATTGATGATTTGATCCGTGGCTAATCCTAATCTGTATAATTTCTGATGATAGATACCATCGAACAGATCAACCTGTATCGCATCTTGGTGCACCATATTAGTAACGCCTACGCTAATATGACGAATAGGTGCGTCAGTAGAATGCGATAATAGTTCCATACAGGCTAAATAGAGCGTCTTAGACAAGTTCGTAGCAGAGTAGAGGGAAGTGGATTTGCTAAAGGATGGCGTGTCTTCTCGCTTACTAAAACGTAGAGATAGGGATATGGTAAACGCGGCAGCTCGCGCTTGACGAAGTTTGCGCGCAAGCATGTCTGTGAGCTCGTAGATGACGACTGCAGCCTCATCTTGGTAATAATCGCGTACAAGTGTGATCCCATGGCTAAATCCTTTACGTGCTTCAGCAAGCGGATCAACAATGACAGGGGAGTGATCGATCCCCCAGGCATGATAATACATTTGCTCGCCAATGATACCGAAACGTTTACTGAGTATGCGTAAAGGTGCTTTGGCGATATCACCAAGCGTAAAGATGGCCATACGATTAAGGTTGAGTTGCATGCGCCGTCCAATGCCCCAGATATGTTGCACGGGGAGCGGCCATAGGTGCTGTTTGATTTGAGGATAGTGAATAGCGGCAAGGCCGGTCTTCTTGGCATAGTTGTCTAATATGACTTTTGCTAGGAACTTGTTTGGACCAATACCTACTGCAGCGAGTAGACCCAACTCTTTATAAATGGCACGCTTGATCATCATAGCGATATCACGAGCTGTAGCGGGGACGCCGTTTTGCGCAAAGAGATTTTCAGTACCAGTGACGTTAATCCAGGCTTCATCGATAGAATATACCTGGATCGCTTCAAGGGGAGCGAAACGGTGATAGATATGTGTGATTTGCATCGACTTTTCCAGATACAAGCCCATGCGCGCTTTTGCAATATGTATGCGGCGGTCATCCGTTGGGATTTGATAGAGCCGGCTACCGGTTTGGATTTGATAGCGTTGTTTCAATGCGGGAGAGGCAGCCAATACCACGCCACCACGCCGGGTGACGTCACCCACAACGGCAATCATATCATGGAGGGGGTCAAGCCCTAACTCGACGGCTTCAACGGAAGCGTAGAATGATTTGAGATCCACACAGAGTATCTTGTAGTCAGGAAGCTTTGTATAGTCGATCTGCATGTTGATCACTCCTATAAGAACGTTTGTTCCTATATTAACATGGGTTATGTATTTTGTAACTTAGATATTTAGATATCAAAAAGTACCGTATCAAAATGATTGATCGGTACTTTACTATGGGCACTACTAAAGAAATATCAATTGGCTTTATTTTCGATTTTTTCTTTCTGTTTATAGGCCTCTTTTACGCAGAAATGGATACTTGATATCCACATATATCTAAACCATGTCAAAAAAACTATTAATACAACTACCAAAAGTACTGATATAAGTGAAAATAGGTACTGGTGATAAATATTAATTAATCCAATATTATAAGAATCGATCTGTTCATTTATGCTATCCTTGTAAAGCTTATGTTTAGCGCTGTAAAGAGCAACTGGATCTTTCAGCCATTCATGACTCTCTAATAGATCGGATTGTGCTTTCAAATCAAGCATAATTACATCGTGACTCCAGTCAACGTTTTTCATTGATTGCTGCATAAAGAAAGTAAGACCTCCTAGCATAGTCGTTAATAAAAATATAATGACAGTGAGAAGCAGGCCTACTTGTTTCATAAATTCATACTTCGATTCGATTCCAGAATGGATACTTGCTAGTGTTTGATAGCTTTCTTGTTTAATTAAGCTATGTTTTAGTTGTAAGTCCTCTTTTGGAGAAATTGAACCTAAGCCTAAATTGAGGATTTTACCTACACCGTATTTCTTTCTTAAATATGTGGTTACTTGGTAATCCGTGCTAAAATTCCTTCTCAGACTAATTCCTCCTCGACTTCTACAAATTGATATTTTATTACACATAAAAAACGCTCTATCAATATTTCTGACAGAGCGTTTTTTACTATGATCCCCAGCCGATGTTACTCGCTGGTTCAGAGCCTATGCCAAATCCGGCAATCAAAGGGCTGCCACCCTCGCCATGAGTGCATGTTACCTGATCGCCTAATCCATGCGTAGCAGGGCTTGTTCCTACTCCATAGCCTGCTCTTATTGGCTCTGCGCCGTCGCCATGGATTGAAGTTGGGCTACTGCCTATACCGTAACCTGCACGAATTGGACTGTGATCCCATCCATGATGTGCTAATACTGGACTTCCGCCTTCTCCGTGAATCATATTTCCATCTCCTTTGATTATGATCCCCAACCAAAATTGTAAGCTGGAGCTGATCCTTCACCATAGCCTGCGCGTGAAGGGCTTCCACCTTCGCCGTGCATAGACATAGCAGGACTTGTACCTACTCCGAAACCAGCTCGTACAGGATTACCACCTTCTCCATGATTCATATGTATCACCTCCTTTGTTAAAAGATATAATCTCAGTTGATTATATTTAGATAGGTTGAGACTTCATTATATACAGTCATGGCATCAGTGATACTAGTAAATGCTTGCTGCTCATAGTTAGCTTTATCATATTTTGATATTCCCTTGGCTAGTGACATAGCTTTTTGTGAATAAGCATCATATACCAAATTACAGTAAATATCTAACTTCTCAATGATTTGCTGATTAGATTGTCCGGTAGAGTTTCTTTGTGCTTCGTCTAATCTTTGTTCCAGGTATGCTTGTTCTTCAGTAAATACTTTTGTGTAATCCGTTTGTTTATCGGAACGAAGCTGGGTATAAGCCCTCATGTCTGCTGAGATCGTTTCGAAGATATTTCGCATGTCGTCTTTGGTGAGTGCGGTATCATTCGGTGTTGGCGAGTTAGGTTCGTCCGTGTCGCAAGCGTTACATACATAGTAATCGGCTGCCGGATCTCCAATACTATTCAAGTAAGCCAGAACGGCGCGATTTTCGTCAGGCGTTCCTTGTATCCAATCTTGTAAATTGATCTCAATTACCTTTTTGTTTTTAATGCCGATAGTTAATTTCTGATCAGTAACGTCACCGCCGTACCCGTAATATACTATGCCATTTGTATTCAAGGTTGTTAGCGGCTTACCTAGTTTTTTTAAGGCATTTGCAGGCGGATCGCCGACTGAGGCTACACCCGGTATACCTTTTCCTTTTTCTGAAGTGATAATGTTTTGAAGAATGCCGCTTTCAAATATTAATCTTTGATTTTTATCATAAAATGCAATCAAAGTATTATATTGCTTGTCTTCTGATGGCAGCTCATATTTCATTTTATTCAATTTAGGTAAGAGATCTGAAAAAGAAGCTCCAAGTTCCCAGCCAGCATTTTTCTGATAGTCAGCGTATGTCTTTACTTTGGTTGATTGCGTTGCTGATGACTTAGCAGTTGTAGCAGCAGTTATTGTTTCGGTAGTATGTATATTCTGAGCTGAAGAGTAGAACATAAGTCCAGCAATGGCGAAAATTACAATTGAAACCGAGAAGTGCTTCGATCTCATTATATATACTCCTCTCTAATTCATATTTAATAATAGTATATCGGTAAATAGTGGAAAAGGATTCATATTTTCATTAAATAATTTTAATTCACACATTTTTGTTATTTGTCAGTATACTAACAAGTATGTATTGACGTATAATTTGAACAACTACGTTTTCAAGAGGTGTGGAATGTCAGTAGCTGTATTTATTGGGTTAGGTATTCTAGATGTGTTTGCAGTATTCGTGTTGATTTTTAAACTGTATCGACTTCCTTTATTTTTTGATTTTGTTAAGATAATGTATTTTTGTGTCTTTGCAGCAGTCGTATCATACATAATCAGAATATTTTTAGTGATGCCTTGGATCGATATGCCACTACTGATTATCATGATGATCTTATTCCTGAGATACATTTTAAAGATGCGAGTACTGTATGCATCCTTGGCTATCAGTGCAGGCATGAATGCTTATATAATCATTCAATTGATGATCGCAATCCTGTTTACTAATTTTATTAGTTTTGATAAAACAGTGTTTGCGCAGGATTTAACAGCTCAATCTCAAATCATTCAGCTTACTTCAATCATTGTAGCCTATTTAGTAGGACTCTTACTTTACAAAACAAACCGTGGATTTTCTTTTATCCCAGTTATGCCGCACGAATTCAGTATTAAGACCAAGTATAGTAAGCATAAAGCGATAATGGTCGTTACCGTTGTAGGCATGATATTTCTTGCACTGGCAATAACATTGTTGTTGCAGTTGCAAATAATTTTGCTATTGCCTGGTAGTATTATAGCTTTTGGCTTATCTTATTATTTCTCTAAAAGGAAGGATATCGAATTATGATAGAGTCGATATCTGTATCCTTAGCCAAGAAAATTCAACGCTCATATCCGCCAGCGAGTGTTGAAATTATGGCGTATGAAATTGCACGTAAAATAAACTTTTGGGCAATTATAGTTTTGACTGTGTTGGTGTCTTGGAGAGTAGGTGACATGTGGGGGTCGATCTTGTCGATGTGTTCCTTTGCATTAGTGCGTTACTGGAGTGGGGGGAAACATTTCAATTTGACCTTATGTACGATCGTTTCAGTAGCTTTGTTTGTAATAACTCCTTTAATACCGATAACTCAAATTCTAATCTTATTGATTGGTGCAGTAACATTATTGGTTTTCTTTTTTAAAACCAATAGTCATCGCAGGATATATTCTTGCGTGTTCATTGTTATCGCCGCCTCCATAGATTCGTCCATACTCATTCTAACATTTTGCGCTCAAGCGATTTTATTGCTCTGGAGGGAGGACAACACGAATGAAAAAAATAGCTGAGTTGCTATCACGAAAGCTTGAAAAAGATGCTATCAGAAGCGCTAAAGGTGACTATACAACAAACAAGGTGTTCATTGGTAAGCAGGATTTGCCAAATGAGCTGCTAAAAAAGCTGGGTAAGTAATATGATTATAGACGGTAAAATACTAGGATCAATTATAGATAAAGAGAAAGAGATCGGCGAATACACTCTTCACGATCTTAACGATGTTTGTTATATTGATATGTTTTCTGTTAATAAAAATCAAAAGAACCGAGTTCCGCGATTTAATTCGCGGAACCTGATGACAACTGAAGTGAGAACATTTGAAGCAGTAAAGCAAGGATTAGAGGATGTAGGCGGTAATTTTCTTCAAATGGATACTGGTCTACTCGTTAATTTCGATCTTGTGAAAAGAATTTTAGATACTCCACAAGGATTATATGCTGACTTTGGAGATGGGTATAAGGTAAGGATTGCAGATAACAAAGACAAAATGCCAATAGTAAAGAGCCTCATGTATTAGAAACGAGGCTCTTTACTATTTTTATCTATAATTGTCAAGATATTTTGAGCAGGGGTCTAAATACAACCATCAATTACTTTTTTCGACATTTTTCCTGTTTATGGATGAAAAGTTTTGTAATAAACTAAATTGGTAAGTTTATAACATGAGAATCAGATAGAAGATGCATGAGAGCTACATAACATTTGAGAGCTATTTGCTCCCAAAATCTCCAAGGGAGACTGCGGAAGCCACCGCAGTTATTGCTGGTTACCAAATTCGAATTCATAAAACTGATCCATAGGAATATCAAGTATGATCGATGCCCCGTATAGAACATCTAGTGGCATTTCACGCTCATTATTACAGTAATGAGACACCATGCGTTTGTTGATATCCAGTCGCCGAGCGAACTCAGCTTGGCTCATTTTACGATTTCTCAAATGGTCACGCAGCAAGCATCTCCCCAGGGAGACTCTACTCAT